CTAGGCTTCGGCCGGCTTGACGAAGCAGATGACGCCCTTGCCCGGCGTCCAGCAGACCACGCCGCGCCCGAGAGGATTGTCCTTGCCGTGCAGGATGGTCTGCGCCGGCACGCGCACCCAGCGATCTTCGGCCACCGGGAACGAGGCCGGCGTGATCAGCACCTCGTAGCCCGCCTCGCCGATGCGCGTGCCCACGGCGCGGCAGTCGGAGAGATCGCAGCACGACGAGTTCGTACCGGGCTGGCGCAAACTCTGGAATCACTCGCTCAGCTGCGGATCGGGATTGGGCGGCGGCGCCGCCGGCACGAGGACGGGGAGAAGCGGCGTGAGTGCCATCGCGAGCACGACACCGCGCAGGAGCCGGATCATCGGCACCTCCTTGTCAGCTTCGATACGTTGAAACGTGGGACTCACGCGCCGCAAGGCGAAGCGGGCAAGCGGAGTACAAGCAAGGGAGTAAGGGCGCGCCCTAGCGCGCGGCGGTTTCAGGCTGGATCAGGCCGGAGAATATAATGGCGCGCCCGGAGAGATTCGAACTCCCAACCCTCAGATCCGTAGGGCGGAGGTCGGCAGCCAAGCCCTTGATCTGACGACATACCGCTCCCGGGAAAGCACCCGCTGCACCCCCATATTTCCCGCCGACTCACAAACGGAGTCACAAACGGCGAACGGCGTTCGCCACGGGGCGCCGCTGGCCCTTACCCTCCCCGGATGGTCGCTTTCCCTACCGCCGAGGTGATCGCCCGCTGGATGGCCCTCCTCGAGCACGCCGTGGACGAGCGGTTCCTCATGCACGGCCGGTGCGACCGCTGCGGGCACACCGCCCCGCTGGATGCCACGTCGCTGGCCAAACGCTTCCCCACCCACACCAGCCTCAACGATCTGGCGAAGCGCCTGGTCTGCATGAAATGCTTTGCCGCCGGCCGGCCGTTCCGGTCGGTGGACATCCACAGGACCGAGATGGACGGCAGCGAGTACGACAAGATGGGGAATGACTTCGCCCGCTGGCAGGCCGGCGGCTGCAAGGGCCCCTCGCCCGGCGAGCGCCGGGCCGCGGAAGCCGCTAGGATGCCTCATGCCCGAGCCACTGAAGAACCCGCGACGGGTGACCGTTAAGCCCCGCACGATGCCGGTCGCCGTGCTCGATACGAACACTGGCCGGCTCACGCCGAAGAAGAAGTGACGGACGCCGAGGACATCACGCGCGCCGCCAGCGCCCTGTTCGGCAACCACGGCGTCGAGCGGGCAATGCGTATCTGCGACACCCAGATCGATGCCGCCATCCGCTACGGCGACCTCGACGGGATGGCGCGCTGGAAGGCGATCCGGGCGGCCGTCGCCACGCTGGCGCCGCCGACAGGCTAGTCCACCGTTCCCCGCCGCGGAAACTTCAGCCCGAGATAGGCGAACCACTCGTCGGCAGCTTCCTGCGCCACGCGGTGGGCCTCGTCGCGCCAGTCCTCGAACTTCGCCTCGGTGCCGTGCGCGGGCAGCGTGGCCGTGCCGACATAGGTCACGTTCGGATAACCCGCGCCGATCTCCTCAAGTGCCTGGTCGGGGATGGAGAACGCGTCGGCCTCGAAGGAACCGTCGCGGGCCTTCCAGATGTTGACGTAGCAAAGCGGCTTGACGCGTTCGGCGGGAGGCACGGGAGTCGGAACGACTCCGGGCGTAGCCGCGTTCCCCTCACGTGGGCAGCGCCGACACCGACTACGAGCGGCTCCTGGACGACATCGCCCGGTGCAAGCCGCTGGTCTACGACGACCTCAGCCGGATGAATGCCCTCGGCCGCCTGGCTCAGGTCCGGAGGGCGATCGACGCCTACCAGCGCTCCCACCCGGGACTGAAGGGTGAAAAAGCCCGCTTCCTGCGCCGGGCCATCGTCCAGCTCGACGAATTCCGCCACGATCTCGAAGGCCGTCACTATGCGCCGGGCTACACCCAAGGGAAGATATATCGGGGTCCCGCACGAACCCGTCGCGTCTGAGGCCGAGCACTTCATGCGCTGCCCGATCTGCGGCGAGGATTTCGACATGCGCGACCTCGGCCAGGCCGCAGAGCACGTCCACGGCCTGCCGATCGAGGACCGCACCCGCCAAGACTAGAGCGGGTCGCCCTTGCCAAGCTGGCGCGCCACGGCGGCCGACGAGCTGCCGACCTCGTCGACAGCGGCGCGCAGCTTGTCCGGGGTGACGCCGAACTTCTTCGACCACCAGCGGACCTCGTAATCCTGCTCCATGTTGACCCGGGCCCGGTCCTGCGGGCCCCGTTCCTTGGGGTTGTCGGCCATGGCTTAACCTCCGCGTTTACAGGGATTCAGCGTCCCGAATCGCCAGAGGTTCCGTTTCCCACGGCCGAGCTGGTTGCTTTCAACCGTCGTCAGGATCATCCTGCGCAGGGGAGAGCGCATGCCGGAACGGTTCGACAAGATGATCGCGGAAACCTTGGCGACCGGCGCCGAGTCCCATCACGAAGTCCTGCCCGCGGACTTCGGTGAGTTCGGGAGCCGCCGGATCATGTTCACCCGCTGTCTAGCCGTTCTTCTGGACCGCTATCCCGCCATTCACGTCCGTGTTTCCGGCGATCAGGCCGCCCTGATCAACATGGGGTTGACCCCGAACGGAGAGATGCTGATCGGAACCCAGATCGTGCGCACGACGCTCGCGTCCACGTCACTGCCGGGCACCCTGCGTCTGGCTTTCAAGCGCAGATCACCGGGTTGAGCTCTGTACTGGTGTAACCAGCGTCAATCTGAGGAAGGCATGGCGCTCTATCGCTTTTACAAACTCGACTCTCAGAACCAGATCAGCGAGCCCGGCAGAAATGTCGATTGCGACAACGATGCGCACGCGCAGGGGCATGGTTGGGAGTTGCTGGCGGCAGAACCCGTTCTGTCGGGCGTCGATATCTGGCTTGGCGCTCGCCAGGTCGCCCATCTCGAGCAGCGCCCCCGGCGACCAGTCCGCTGAGCTAGCGTCACGCCGCCAGGGCGTGCTCGTAGTATGGCCGCTGCGGATCGCCGAGGATGGCCTGCAGCTCGGCATCGCCCCGCCCCTGTGGTCGGAGCCAGGACTCCACGTTCTCCTCCTTGAGATTGACGATCACCCGGTCGTGGCCGGCGGCGGCTACCTCGGCAGGCGGCTCGTCGGTGATCGCGGCGAAGGAGAGTAGTGTCTCGCCTGCCGGTCCGGTCCAGCGCGAGTAGACGCAGGCAATCAGCATGTCCTGCGCGGGCGTCGGGTCGAAGCGCAGCACGGCGTTCTTTCCGTCGCGCTGGACGTTCTCGAAGAAGCTGCTGACCACCCACAGCGCGTGGGTCTGGCCGAACTCCTTGCGCCAGAACCGGTCGATGTTGTCGCGGCGGGCGTTGTAGAGTCCGTCGCGCTCCCTGTCGATCGCCGCCGGCTTGCCCTGCTGCCGGCAATGGTAGCGCGCCAGCGTCAGGATGCGGCGGCCGCCTTCCTCGAGGATGATCGGCGCGTAGCCAAACGGGAAGATGCGGCTGTCGCGCGGCTTCAGCTCGCTGCGCTTTAGATCGTTGAGGCGGCCGGTCAGCTGCTCGATCTTGCCGCTGGCGATTCGCCGGCTCTCCTGCGCCACCTTCGTCTGCTTGGCCGCCAGCTTCCGTTCGGCATCGGCCAGGCGCTTCTTCTGCTTGAACAGCTTCTGCTCGAACGCCGTGGCCTGCTGCGTACGGTAGTCGCGGATCAGGTGCTGGATGGTGCCCTCGGCCGGCGATGACGGTTGCTCGAAATTCGCGTCCCACGCCTTCAGTATCTTGATCGAGGCATCGGCCAGCCGACGCGTGTAGAGGGCGACCATGTCGTCCGTCTCGAGCATCGCGCCGAACCGGCGGCCCAGCGTCTTGGCGTCGGCGTTGACCATCGCGGAATAGCACATGCAGGCAACTCTATGGCTATGACCGCGCCATCACCCTGCCGCCGCTGGCGGCAACGAATCTGATCGACGGGTGTCGATGAAAGCCTCATCGGCGAGGAGCACAAGCAAGTCCAGGTTGTCTCGAGGCAATTGCCGAATGGCACTGTGTCCCAGGTTCAAATCACGCGGCTCATGCAGAACGCGAATAGCCGCGGACATTCGCAGACAGATGTCGCTGATCGCCTGGACACAGCCGACTGTAAAACCATCTTTCGGCTTCACAAGCAATTGTCGACCGATTGCTGCAGCTGAGCCCGCTAGCCCTTCTTCATACTCAGAGGAAAAGTGCTCAAGCCACGTAACCGAGAGGAATACCTCCTCAGCACGGTGCTCGAAGGCTTGCGGCAGGACTCCTACTACAACGCCATCTTCTGTTCGGCGGAGAAGTCGCTTTCGAACATACCGAACAACGTGATGATCAGATGGCAGCGGAGTGACTGCCACGTGCAAACCACCGCTGGGGCTTGAACGAATTCAGCACATCGGGCAAGCGCACGACCTGTGTCTCTCCTGCAGCGCGCTCCCGGTCACCGTCAATTTCACAGGACAGACTCCACCGAACCGTATCCTTCGGCAGACACTCAATGGTCAGCCTGTCGCCACCTACAGTCCAAGCTGCAACCAAGTTCCCATGATTGGACAGTCCGAGACCCGGTCGGCGATCAGGATTTACGAACAGAATCATCCTTAGAAAAGTCGAAAACGAGCTGCCGGTGAGTGGAGTATCGTCGTCATGCCAATCATCAAGATTGAGCAGATCATCGAGTTGAGCGAACAGCCGACGCCGCAAATCCGAGTCGAGGTGCATCGCGACCTGGGCCGTCAGCTGCTTAGCTTCAGCCAGAGAATCGTAAAGCCGCTCCGCTGTGGACTTCGCCTGAACCGGATCGATGTGGAGCGCCCTTCCGTTGGTCGGCGAGCGTTGGCCCAGAGCGATGACCTTCAGGGATTGGGTGATTGCGTCCGCAACCACTCCTGCTCCCGCTGATGGCGCAGCAGGCGGCAACCATTGGCCGGAAGGACCGACGCCGGCGCCTTTGCTTCTCTCTGCCAGAATTAGGCTCATGTATCGAACAGATCCCGGGCTTTGTCAGTGACGCTCGCCTCGAAAACGCGATTCTTGTGAGCTCTGATCTGCCCGATCCGCTCCCAGAGCTCTTCGTCCGATTGCGGAATCTTGTCGCTTGTCCAAATGTCTATGTCAAATACTACAGACACATGGTTAACAAGCGGTGACGGTACAAGTGATGAATTGATGGTCAGACCAAACCCGTCATTCGGCGAGCCCAGCGCCCCTTGCATTTGGAGTGTGAAAGCCCTGGTGGATTCAAAAACCGTGTCCGGACAATGGGTAAACACCCTTAAGTAGTCTTCGACCCGGATGCCTTCACCCCCCGGGGTGGCGGGGATATCCAACCGGTTGATAAACCTCACCCCGATACGTTTTACCTTGTGGTAGCCCCCGATCCGCTTCCAGGTTGTCCAATTCTCCTGAGCCCTGCCGAAGAAGCTTTCCCAGCCCGAGTATGGCGGCATCCGAGAGGAAGACACAAAGTTCGTCGTGATCTGCAGAACGTCCGTGCGGTCTAGGCTGGAGTATTTATGCCCTAGGACACTCGGAATGAGCGTGGCGCTGAGCATGGCGCCTTGCTGATTGAACTCAACATCCGTCACATTGATATGTTCAGTGAACGGATAGTCCCCCTTAAGCTTGGCGAACGCCTTGTCCACGAGCGATCGGTCGAGCTTCTTCTCGAAACGCACTTCGATCACGGCCTCTGTGATCGGTGGTCGCTTGTATTCTGGCATGGCCTCCCCTAGCGCCATAATGGCCGCGGCCCCGGCATTGGTCTATAGAAGAAGTCACCAAAGCTTCATCTGCCCGACCTCCCCGCCCTTGCCGTCGCTGATGATCAGCTCCGCCTGGTCGGCGCCGCGGTCGACGGAGCCCACCGTATAGGTCGTGGTCACCGCCTCGAGCGCGAAGCCCTCAAACATCCGCCGCACCTCCGGCCGGTCGTTGAGGCTGAGGATGAAGCGGCCCTTGAGCCCGCGCAGCTGCTCGGCCATCCGCTGGAAATCGCCGCGGCCGAAGAGCCCGGGACCGTAATCGTCCTCGCCGCCCCAATAGGGCGGGTCGAGATAGAACAGCGCCCCCGGCCGGTCGTAGCGCGCCAGCAGCTCGTGCCACGGCAGGCATTCGATGACCGTGGCGGCCAGCCGCCCGTGGACGGCCTCGAGGAGCCGGCGCTGGCGCTGGATGTCGTAACGGCTTTCGGTGGTCACCCCGAACGTCCGGCCGTGGACCTTGCCCGAATAGGCCTGCCGCTGCAGTACGTAGAACCGCGCCGAGCGCTCGACGTCCGTCAGGTGGGCCGGGTCGATGGCGCGCAGGCGGTCGAACTCCGTCCGGCTGGCCAAGCTCCAGGCGAGCTGGCCGAGCAGCCAGTCCGGATGGCGCTGCAGCACCCGGAAGAAGGTCGACACGTCGCGGCTGAGGTCGTTGATCACCTCGAGACGCGGCCGGCGGCGGCGGCGGAAGAACACGCCGCCCATGCCGAAGAACACCTCGGCATAGATGTCGTGCGGGATCTGTTCGATGCGCGTCACCAGGCGCTCGGCCAGATGGCGCTTGCCGCCCTGCCAGGGCAGCGGCGGCGACAGCGGGGTGACGGACTCGAGGTGTACGGGCGTAGGCTCATGGGGAGGGTTTGGCACGGAGAGAGAGTCCCGTTAGGTTCGCGCCGCCGGTCGACCCGGTGGCGGGACGGCCTGGCCAGCGGCCGAGGCCAGACGTGCGGCGTGCCATGCCGCGGTTCGAGCTGTTGACGCAGCTCGACCCCCGCCGTTTCAGCCAGCGGAGGAATCCTTGAAAGGCGAAAAAGATTGGGACGACCTCGAGGACCGGATGTTTGCCGCCGGGGTCTCGGCCCTGCGCTTCTGCAAGGCACACGCGTGGAACTTTTCGGACCGCGTCTTCAAGGCGCTTGCGTGGCTGCTGGCGATCGGCGTGCTGCAGGCGGCCTACATGAAGACCCAGGACATCAAGATCGCCGTCGCCGCCATGATCCTGCTGCTGCTCTGGCTGGTCGCCGTGGCCGCGGAGATATGGCGGGCCATGACGACCACGCAGGAGCATGTCATCGCCGCACTGGTCGAACGCTGGCCGTCGGCCGACGAGAACATTCGGCGACTTAGGTTCATTGTGGTCGCGGGCGTCGTGTCGATCGCCATCCTGCTCTTCGCCATAAACGTCGTGCTGCCCTTCGTCACGACGATCATGATCGCGACACTCTCGATACGGCTCTGAGGAAATGAAAGAGCCCCGCCGCACCGGTGGAAGCCGGCGCGGCGGGGCAGTTGGACACGAGCGGGGCTTGAGCGCCCCGCTTAGGGTTCGGCGCCGATCAGCTCCCGGCCTTGGTGAAATCGAGGTAGTACTCTTCGCCTTCGCTGAACTTGCCCAGCAGAGCCGGGTTGGCCACGGTCAGCGAGAGCGCTCCGGACGGCGAGAACTTGGCGTAGGTGTTGTTCTCGTCGGAGCCATCGTCGGGATAGCGGTCCGAACGCGCCACGGCACTGAGGTGGAGGGTCTCCTGACCCTCGTACTGCTTATCGATGCGATTGATCTTCATCTTCGCGCGCATCACCGGCATCGTCGTTCTCCTTGTGAAAGTCCTGGTACTAGCCAACCCAGCGCGCGGCCGGACATGTCCGCGCGTGAATCCCGAATAGCGCAAATCGCTGGCGCGACTTCGCCTAGGTCTCGATCGGCCGCACGAAGCAGATGATTTTCTGCCATGGCGTCCAGCAGGCCACCGCCTTGCCGGTGGGGTTGTCGTGGCGGGTCAGCACGCGCTCCGGGGGCACCCGCTCCCAGAGCGGCGCCTCCACCGGGAAGCTTTCCGGCGTGATCAGCACCTCGATATGGCCGGCGATCACGAAATCGTTCTCGTCCCGCTCGACCACCACCCGGTACGCCACGGTCCGGCAATCCGACAGGTCGCAGCACGACGTCTCGCTGCCCGGGATCTTCAGGCTCCTGAACCACGGCCCCAGCGCGGAATCCGCGCCGGCCGGCGGATCGGCGGCGGCCGGCAGCGTCAGCCCGATCAGGGTTGCGAGAAGCGCCGCCGCAAGACGCCCAGCGCCTTGCGGCAATCCTCGGCCGCCGCGATTGCGGCGTAGAACCAATCCGCGCTGGCCACGTCGTCGGACGAGTCGGGGGGCATGGGAGGTTCGTCTTTGCAGGTCAACAGGGCTGCCGGCGGCACGTCCCTCACCTCCTGAATTTTCGTCACGACCTTCGGCGGCGGCTCCGGCGCGGTCGCGGCGCAGGCTGTCGAGAGCAGCGCGATAAGGCCCAGCAGAGCCCACACAGGTTTTCTCGCCATCGCGAATCTCCTTCCGGGCGCGCGTCAGGCGCCTCTCCAGCTCCAGTTTCCGCTCGAACGTGCTCGTGACCGCGGCCATGTCCTCGGACGCACGGCGCTCAATGCGGTCCAGCAGCGCCACATGGCTATCGTTTGCCGCCTGACAGTCGGCGAAGTTGTCGGCATGCCGCTGCGAGACGCGCTTCTCCTCGGCCAGGTCGCGCTCGAGATGCGCGATCTCCACCGACAGGGCCGCAAACCGGATCACCACCGCGATGACCGCCGCCGCGACGGCGAGACCGAGCAGCAGCCACTTCCACTTGCGGAAGAAGAAGCTGGCCGCTGCCAGCGGCGGGCAGGCCAGACCGATCACCGAATCCCAGCCGCCGGCCAGGTTGAAGACGGCAGACAGCAGCCCGCCGCCGGGCAGCAGGCCCAGCACGAAATCCAGCATGACAGCCTCTTGAGGTTACGCCGCGACGATGCCCGGGCGGGTGCCGCTCGCCCGGATTGTCAGGGCCATGTGCCGCGGCGTGAGCGAGAACGAGACGTGGACCCAGCGGTCGAACTCGAGGATGACCTGGTCGACGCCCAGCTCCGCCGCGCGCTCGGCAATGAACTGCGCCACCCCCGCCGGATCGCCGAACTGCGGACAGATGATGTCCGCTGCCTCGCCGCGCACGTGCTGGCTCGTCTCCTTGCCGCCGACCGCCGCGTTGACCGCCTTCGAGCGGTAACCCGACGTGACGACGATCGGCTTGCCGAGAGACTCCCGGATGCGCTCCAGACCCTCGGCCGTGCGGAAGAGCGCCGGCAGCACCGCATCCGGTGGAGTGTTGTCCAGCCCGCGACGCACGGCCTCCTGCGAGACCGTCAGCTCGTCGAGGCTGAAATTCTCGCTGAGGCGGGTCATGCCCCGCCTCCGCCGCTCGTCGAGCCGAACCGCGCCCGCACCAGGTCCAGCGCCCATTCGATGAAGGGCGGGCCGACATACGAGATGGCCGTCACCACGGCGACGGTCGGCCAGAAGCCCAGCGCCAGCCAGCTGGCGATCCCCATGCCGACGGCGCACATGCCCCCCGCCACCGGCAACTCCAGCACCAGGTGCCAGCCGAGGACGGGACGCCGCCCGGCCTGCGCCTCGCGCGCGTGATACATCAACCGGCCCAGCAGCCCGCAGACGAAAGCCAGCACGGCCCCGAAGATCGGGTCCCAGAGACCGCCGCCGTTTACATTGTTCATCGTTCCACTCCCCCCATGGGTTGAATGCCCCATTGGGCGATGAGACCCCAGATCGCGATGCCGACGCAGAGCGAGGCCCACGCGCCGCCGCCGTCGATGAACACCCCCGCCCGCGTCTTGACGCCGGGCGGCTCGCCGAACGGCGCCGGCCAGCTCTGCGTGGTGAAGCGCCCGAGCAGCCAGCCGATTTCGTAGTGCAGGCCGAGAGCAAGGCCGCAGATAAGGAACACGAGCGCGTCGCGCCAGCTCACCGCGGCGATGACCAGCGACGGCGGCGCGGTCAGGATCAGGCCGCGGATCGTCATACCGGCGAAGTCGTAGAGATGTCCGCCGCGCTTCTCGGCCGGGAAGAGCGCGTGAAGCAGCCGCCGGGCCCAGCGTTCGTCGGTCGGCGCCGAGCGACCGAGGTCGTGGTAGGAGCCCCAGCCGATCGACACGCCGACCAGCCAGGCCGGTATCGCGGCGAGGACGATCCACCAGCGCCCGAACGCCCAGCCCATCAGCAGCGCGGTCGGGACGGCCCAGACCATGCGCGCCCCGAACGTGCCGCCCGGCACATAGCCGCCGAGCCAGCCGTCCCGCACGCGATAAAAAATGCCGCCCGAGGCGGCCAGCATCAGCACGATTGCCAGATCAAGTGGCGGCATCCCGGCCCCCTTTTCTGCCTATCCGGATTTGCGAACGCCGTTCGCTAGGCGGGCCACCCGGCGCCCTCGACGTCGATCGCCTCGAGCGCCGCGTCATCCCCGGCCGCCAGCGCCGCGTTCTTGAGGTCGCGCGCGAGCTGCACGACCTGCGCGTACCAGTCACCGACCGCGGCCCCCAGAGCCAGACCCGCCGCCGGTGTCTCGAGCGGCACGCGCGTGTTGTCCTCGGCAATCCAGCCCTCGGCGTAGGATTCCGGCCACGGCACGCTGCCGCTGGTGACCAGCACCGCGAGAGCCGTGGCCCCCATGCCGCCCAGATCGCTGCGCGAGCCCGGGTCGACGGCGATGCGCTTGCCGGCGAAGGGAGCGCCCTGTGCCAGCACGGCCGACTTGCGCGCCTCGATCGCGGCGATCTTGTCCGCGCGCCGGTCCTCGAAGGTCGGCTCCAGGGCGGCCTCCGCCGCCTCGGCCGCGGCGATTTCCTCGGCCGTGAACGGCACGTCTTCGACCAGCAGATCGCTCGTGTCGGGGTCGCGCAGTTGCACGCGCGAGCCGGCAGGCCCGTCGCTGAGCAGAGCCCGCGTGCTGTAGCGGCCCTCGAGCGCGGAGGGTTCGGAAATCCGGCGGATGTGCTGGGTCATGCCGCAATCTTCCTTCTCATGAGGACGAAGGTGCCGCTCTCGAACGTCCCGCTCGACGGCAGCAGGCGCAGCGCCGTCAGCACCTCCGCCGTGGTGCGCCAGCCTGTGCTGAGCGTGATCTGCTTCCCGCCCGAGCTGGTGAGGTAGTTCAGGCGCGCCGACACCTTGTGGATGGTGCTATTGGCCGGCGCCGAAATCTGGATCTCGCCGTCCCACGTCTCGCCCGCGGACGCCCCGCCCAGATAGTCCACGGTCGCGGCCCCGTTGGGACCCAGCGCGACGCCCGATGTGATGTTGTCGCGTTCCGACTTCTGGTCCGTGCCACCGCCGCCGCCGGAGGTGAATTGCTGGGAGGTGTAACCGCTCGTCTGATAGGTCGGACTGCCTCCTGTGCCGAAGCGCAGCGCCGGGAACCCGGCCGCCTGGTCGCCCGAGCATTTCACCTCGATGCACTTGATGACGTAGTCGTAGCCGGCCGCGAGATTGGCAACGCCGAGGTCGATGGTCGACGAGGTCGATGCGGTCTGTGTCTCGACGAACTCCCAGCCCGCCGACGTCGTGGGCGCCTTGGCGATCACCCGCCAGCGGCTCGAGGTCGCGTCGTAGACGCACCACACGCTTTCGTTGGCCTTCAGCGTGTAGTCCGTGCTGTTCGGGCAATAAAAGCGGTTGGCTGCCGTCGAGGTCGCGTCGTGCTTGAGTACCAGGTCGTTGGCGCCGACATTCTCCAGCAGCCGCACGACGCCCGTGGCGCCGCCTGTCATTCCGGTCAGGTTGCGGCTGGCATCGGTCGACAGGCGCCACGTCGTGGCCGTGCCGCCGCCCGTCGGGGCGTAGTTGTCCGTGTTCGCCGCGAGCTGCGTCGGCGAAATCACCCCGGTGAACGCCAGGCTGGAGGCCAGTTCGGTGATCGCTCCGTAGCTCAGACCGCCGACGCCATCGTTCTTAAGATAGCCCGCAGCGTCTGCCGGCAGCGGCGCCCGGTTGTAGGGCACGATGATCCAGTCCGTCACCGCGCCCGCACCGCTGGCGTAGACCCCGGTCATCTGCAGGATGCCGCCGGCATGGCTGACGACAGGCCCGATGATCTCCTTGGTCGGGTCGGAGCGGCTGAAGGCCCAGACCAATGTGTCGACGGCATAGACCGTCGCGGCCGGCGCCGTGGTGAAGGGCCCCTTCGAGCCCGTGCCCGGGGTGATCGACGTCGACGAGGTGACCCCGTAGCCGCCGATGGCCGCCGCCACCGCGACCATCGCGCGCAGCAACGGAAAGAGGTTGACGCGCGCGCCGGCATCGATCGTTGACGGGGTCAGGCCCAGCTTCGTGCCGTCGCTGGGGCCGCTCGTGAACAGAATGCCGTTCAGGGTGACGTCGTTCTCGGACATCTCAGACCTCGCGGTAGGTGAAGCGGTACCGGTCGCGCCGGTGCCGGATGTGGGACAGCATCGGCAGCTCGACCTGACGGCAAAGGATCGTGTCGCGCAGGTGGTGCAGCGGCGATGCCGGGAACGGCATGAAGACGAAGGGCTTCTTCTTGCGCAGCTGGCGCTGCATCTCGAACGGCCCGGTCATCGCCTCGTCGTGGTTGAGGCCGTTGTACTGGCCAGTGACAATGCGCTTGATCGCGGCATCGGTGGCGTATTCCTCGCCGCCGGATGCCCTCTGCAGTTCCGTCAGGTCGTCGAAGCCGAACTGCTTGTCGTAGCCGAAATTGACGCCCCACTGGCTGCCCAGCGCGACGTCCAGCATGCCGAGCTGAAAGAACCCGGCTGGGTTTGAGGTGTCGTCGATGTCCACCTTGATCGCCCGCGCCATCACCGGCGAGTCGAGACGGAAGGCCCGGGTCCAGCGGTAGCCGGCGATCTCGTCCGCCGTGTACTTTCCGGTCCACCACTGCTCGCAGCCCCAGATGCAGGTCTCGAGCGGATAGACGATCGGCCAGATCGGCTGCTCGCCCATGTCGTGAACGAGCGAGGTCGCCGCCGCGTCCTCGTAGTAGCGGACCCGCGCCGAGCCGTTGAGGCTGCCGTTGTGACCCACCAGGGTCACGACGCTGACCAAGCGAGGCTTCGCCATGACACCCAGCATTTGCGTATGCGCCGTCGACAGGCTGGCCGAGCGCGCCACGAAGCTCAGCGGCAGGTCCGTCAGGTTGGCGAGCCCGTAAGTGGCATGCCACGACCCGCCGCTCAGGCTGAGCTCCTCGGTATAGCGAGGAAAGCAATGGACGGCGTTCTTGGAAATATCAGCCATCCCTACCCCCACAATCCCAGGATCGCCGAATCCTTCGCCGCGTCGCGCTCATGCTCGACCACGAGCAGCGTCTCGCCCTCGTCGTAGCCGTAGCGGCTGTCGACCAGCTCCACGACCGAGCCGATATCCACCAGAGAGGCGAGCGCCGGGCTCCACTTCACATGGGCCTCGAGCAGGTCCCGCTCGGCGCCGAACAACACCAGCACCCGGTCCGCCTCGGCCTGTGCCGCCGCCTCGTCGATCAGCGGCGAATGGATGTGCAGCTCGCGGGCGTTGGGGTGCTTGAGCTTGACCAGCGCGCTCTCGGCCACCGCCTCGCGCCACTCCTTGCCGATGAACGCCTTGCGGGCCTCGTCGATGGTCTCGTCGAAGCCCGAGGGCTGGACGGTCCAGCACTTCCTGAAATGCACGACGACGCGGCAGACCGGCACGGACAGGCTGCGCTCCCCGTTGACCTTCCGGCTCACCCGGATCGTGTCCACCGTGGTGGCGTCCCCGACCGCGTCTCCGCCCAGCTTGCGCAGCGTGACTGCAGGCGAACCGCCCGGCGCCGCGAGCTGCTTCATGCGCAGCCGATTGAGCGCGTCGATGCCGAACGAGGCGCCCGCGCCCGGCGCGAGCGCATTCAGGCAGTCCAGAATTGTCGTGCCCTCCTGGTTGACGAAGAGCTGCACCTCCGCGTCCGACGCCGCGTCCAGGGCCGTGACATCGGCGGCGACCACGTCGCCCTCGGGCATGCCGTTGGAGCGGGTCGCCACCCGTTTCATCGCCTGCGACGTGGTCCGGGCCGCGGCCGTCGCCTCCACGACCACCTCCGCCGTGACCGGCCCCGTCGCCCCCTCGCCCAGACGCGCCATGCCGCCGGCTAGCCAGACCCGGTAGTGGCCGGCGCTGGGCGCATTCGCCTCCATCTCCGCCTGGCTGGCGTAGGGCGTGCCGGCCGTCAGCAGCTTGCCGCCGACATAGACCACCAGCGAATGAACGGCGCCGTCGTGCCACTGGTAGATCAGCCGGTCCCGGTTGACGCACTCCCCGGGCGCGTCCAAGGCCTGGCAGACGACCAGAGGCTTGACCTTGCCCTTGATGTCGTCGCCGCCTTCCACGCCGGCCAGCGGCGAGCCGGTGTTGGTCCCGGCGTAGCGATTGGTTTGCACCGGCTTGCGCAAATCCTCGAGCCGGTCGTATAGCCGCAGCACGATCTGCGACGGCGTCTCGTCGCCCCATTGATGAACAGGCTGGTCGATCACCGCCGAAATCTCGGTCTCCGCCGTGCCGAACGCCGCCGCGTCGTCGATCGTCTTGAGCACGGCGGTGCGACCCCCGAAGGCGTAATGGCGCAGGGCGTCCAGCCTCCCGTCCGCATTGGCGAGGATGGCCTCGCCCGCGCCGACCCGGATTTCTCCTCCCACCTTGTCGGGCGAGAAGGCCGTCCGGCGCAGCCAGAACGGCTGCATGGTGCGCGGCCAGTAGTAATCGGGCGCCGTGGGCTGGTTGTAGCCTTCGCCCGAGGCGTAGCGCAGCGTTGTTGCCCCGCCGATCAGCCAGGCGCCGTGCGTTCCTGTCCCGGTGACCGCCGATATATCGAGCGTCACGGTCCGCGTCACCGGGTCATAGGCGGTGAGCGTGCCCTCCATGAAGTTTTCGGCATCGGCCGAGGCCCGCATCGCCAGCCCGACGATGCTGGTCAGGCCGGGCGGCGGCTTCCCCTTGCCGCCGTAGAGCGTCTCCTTGGCCAGCACGAAACTGTGGGCCCCCGTGCCGATTGCCCGGGACGTCGAGGACGTGCCGGACAGGTAACAGCCCAATTCGAGCAGTTGGATTCGCATGCGGGTTTTCCACTGGCGAACGCCGTTCGCCGGGCCTACCGTCCCGGCATGACGATCCGGCGAGTCGCGGCTTGTGCACTCTTGGGGCTGACCTTGGGCGGGTGTATCGACCCGATCACCGCCGTGGACACGATGCTGAATAGCGGCCCGGCCGACCCGCCCGAGGAGAAGACCCGCTACTGCCTGATGCCGGACGGCGCTGGCTACGCCAAGTATTTCACCGTGGCCCGCCGCTGCCCCGGCGGTCACCGCGAGATCGGCGAGACTGAGTATTACAGCCGCTACTAGCGATCAGGTCTGTACCGGCACCCCGCGCCGCGAGAGCTGCACAAACTCCGTCCGCAACGCCCGCAACTCGCCCCTCAACATGACACCCAAAGCCGCGAGGGCGTCGGTGATCGCCTCGGCCGCGGCATCGCCGGCCTCGACCTGCCGACGCGACTGCACACTGACGCGCTCGCCCGTCTCGGCCATGAAGGCCACCGGCACCTCGCCGCCTGCCGGAACCTCGAAGCTCCCACCGGTGTGGAAGCGCGGCAGGCTCGCCAGCACGTTCTGCCCCGTGGCGACGACGCCACTCCAGTCCCCCGCCAGCGAGCCGCGCAGGCTGCCGAGGTCAGCAGCCAGGTCGCCGCGTGCGACCGCACCCCGCGCCGCACCGCCCATCGACAGACCTTCATGACCGAACTGCCCGGCCGCAAGGTCGAAGCCGCCGAACCGGCCGCCCGGGGTCGCTCCCAGGCTGCGCGACCCATCGAGGCCGAGCGTGGTGCCGATGCGGTCGACGCTCTGGCTCAGGCTGTGACCGATTGAGCGACCGAAATTGCCGCTGCTGATCGCCTCGGACAGCATGTTCGCCAGGCCGGCATTCGCTACCGGCCCACCGACAGCCATCCCGCGCGCGGTGTTCAGGCCAACGCCCACCAGACCAGCCGCCAAAGGACCGAGCGGCGTCATCCCGAGCAGCGTGCTGATAAAGCCGACGAGGCCACCCGCTGCCCGCGATCCCAAAAAGCCGCCCTGCTGGCCGATGCCGAAGAAATTGCCGAGCGAATAGCCGAGGCGGCCGAAGAGGCCCAGACCCTGCATCGAGGTGTCGAAGCGGGCCCGCCCGACCAGAGACGCGAAATCCGCCGTCGGACCCAGGCCGAACGCCAACGACGCGACGCGCGAGGCCATGTCCACGCTCAGGCCCATCTCGCGTGCCTGGTTGTAGGCCGCAACAGCGCGGTCATCGCGGTCGCCATGCAGGCCGCGCGCCGAACCGCCTCCGATGCCCGGCAGGCTGGGCAGGCCAGGGATGTCGAGCCCCTCCAACCCACCCTCGCCGGAATTGGCCGGCGAGCTGCCGATACCCGCGTTTGATCCGGTCGCCGTGTCGTGGCCCGTGTCCGTGCTGCCACCGAAGCCGCCATCCGGGCTGTCGGCAAAGCCCAGCAGGCCGGTGTGCGGATTTCTCCTTCCGTCGTGACCTAGCGCGGACGCAATCGCCGGCAACTGCCTATCCATGACGTGGATCAGCCGGTTGTCGCCGCCTTGGCCCAAACCCTCGGCCTGACGCAGCATCGCCCGGCTCTGCTCGTGCGAATAGATCGTCGCCGGTTGGTCGAAGACAGCGATCTCCGGCCCCTTCTCGCCGACAACCACCGCACGGCCCACCGGCGGCCGGCCGCCGCCCTCGAAGAACAGACCGGAGAGAAAGGACACGCCGGAAGCGATCGCCGAGCCGCCGCCGCTCCCTAGGCCCAGCGCGGCACCGATGCCGCCGATCACGTCCTGCGCGGCTAGGCGCGCCACGCCCATCTTCACCGCGTCGAAGAAGTCCGAGATCTTGCCCTTGCCCGTGGCGAAGAACTTGGTGAGCTGGTCCTCCATCGGCCGGAGGACCGAGCCGGTGACGAACTGTCCGGCGCGCCGCCCGTGCTCACTCAACGACTGCCAGTAATCCTGCGCCGCGCGCATCGCGCCGCTGCCAAAGACCTCGCGGTCGCGCCGCTCCGCCTCCTTGATCTGGAAGTCAGCAGTGAGCTTGGCGCTCTCCTGGAGAACCTTGGCGTCCTCCTCCGCCAGCTTCTGCTGAGCCTCGGACGATTCCTTCGCGATCTTGTCCCGCAGCTGGTGGTGCGACTGCTTCGAAGCCGCGACCGTCCGCATAGCCTCTTCTTCGGCCGCGATCCTCGCGTCGATGTCCGCGAGATACTGCTTCTGCGCCTCAGCCTGCGACGTCTCCTCTTCCTTGGCCGCCGCCTCGCGCGCCGCGCCGTCATTCGCCGGGTTCTGCGCCGCCTTGATGCGCTGCTCGAGATCGGTCGCGCGCGACTGGCGCTCGCGGAGCTGGGCGTCGATCGCACCGAAGATCGAATCGTCGCGCTTGAGCTGCGGATTGCTGAGCAGGAGCTGCTGCTCGGCGAGGCGCGCCGCCTTGAGCTGCGAGACGTTGCGCTGCTCGACAGCCAGCGAGTCCTCGAGCGTGGCCAGCGTCTTGCGCCGCGTCTCGGCGGCCAGGCGCTGCGTCCGTTCGGACGCGGTCTCCATCAGCTCGCTGGAGACCTTGACCGCCTCGTCATATTTCTTCTGGGCGGCGGCCGCGCTCTCCAGCCCGCCGCCCAGCGTCAGGACCGCCGTCGCGGCCAGCCCGGCGCCGGTGATCAGCACGCCGAGCGGATTGGCCCGGACCAGCGTCGAGAAGACGCCGAAGGCGTCGCCGACATTGCCGATCACCCGGACCAGGCTGCCGAACCCGCTGCCCGCCTCGCCGGCCAGCGGGCCGAGCAGCTCCATCGTGCCGCGCACGTCGTTGAGGCCGCGCAGGCTGCGCTTGACCCCCGCCTCCATGCGGTCGGCCGCCTCGCCGACCCGGCCGAAACCGCGAGCCGCGTTGTCGTTGGAGGCCTCGATGCGCTTGCGCGCCTCGTCGGCCGCCCGCTGCGCCCGGTCGTAGGCGTTCTGCAGTTGCGGCACTGAAGCCGTGATCTGGTCGAGCGCCTTGGCGCCCGCCGGACCCAGCGCCTCCATGTCGCGCTTGAGCTTGTCCAGGCCCTCCGAGGACAGCCGGAACGTGTAGGCGCGGGACGCGGAGCTGGCCATCGGCGTCCCTTTCGGCGGAGTTTCGGCAGGGCCGCGCGAGGCGCGGGGGAAACTAAAGTTTCGGCGTGGAGCGGTCGATCAGCTCCGGCACGCGGTCGCCCCAGCGCCGCGCCACGGACTCGAAATCCAGCCGCTTGGGCATGCGCGCGGCCGGCACCAGGATGAACATCACGACGTTGTCTTCGGCGTTGCGCGGCGCCACGCCGCGCCCGCCCTTGACCCGCCGGGGCGTGGCGTTGCGCACGCCCCGCCCGTTGCGGCCCCGCACCAGGTTGTCCAGCACCAGCAGCGCGGAGCCCCGCCGATGCGCGGCGCGCGGCGGCACGAAGCGAAGCCGGCGGCCGAAGAAGGCCTCCACCGCGCCGGGCGTCGGCTTCGCGTCGCGGCCCAGCACCGGCATGTTCTCCAGCACCGGGATGGCCAGCCAGGCGCCGCCCGGCGAGGCGATCGTCGAGCCCTGGTTGAAGGCGTCGAAGATCTTCCGCGCCCCCTCGCCGCGCGGGAACACCATGCCAGCGGCCCGCAGGCTGTGCCGGCCGGCGCGCGGATAGACCTCCGAGCCGATGGCGTTGGCCAGCCGCGGCCCGAGGCCGGCCCGGATCACCGCCTGCCGCAGCTCGTGCTTCAGGCCTTCCGTCGCCGCCGACACGCCTGCCTGGACGGCGCGCGAGGCGTCGTCGGCCGCGCGCTTCACGAAATCGCCGAAACCCGCGAAGTCGAGCCGGATGCGGACGCTCATGCGGGATTTCCCAGGGCAAGCTGCAGCTCGTCGTCGGCGGCGCTCATGATCTCGAACGCCGCCAGCACGCAGGCGGGCTGGTCGAGCAGACTGCCGGAAAACGGCAACCGCCCGGGCATCCGCCCCATAGGCAGCGATGTCACGCCCTCAGGACCCCGCACCGGCACCCGAAGCGCGGCGCCGCGAAAGTCCTGCCAGAGCGCCAGCAGGGTCATGTCCTCGTCGTCGAGCAGATAGGCCGGATGGACGAGCAGCTCGCCCCAGCCGATGCAGCTCAGGTCCCAGCCGTCTCCGGGCTCGCGGGGATCGGCGGGGCTTGCGGGGGTGTCGCTGTCGGGGCCGCCGTCTCCGAAGTCGGTTGCGTACCGGCTCCAGGCGACGGCGAGACGGAGTTTCCCGCTTCCGTCTCCGTGGGCTTGAGCAGTTCCTCGAGCCTTTCGTAGATGGCGAAGACGTGGCCGGGCGGCAGCAACTCAAGCGTCTCCACCGGCACGCCGTTCACGCCGCGATCGAATGCCGGCATTTTCTTACCGTCTGCCGGCGCGCCTTCCCAGCCGCGCAGGAAGATGCGGGCCGCTTCGATGGAGGCAAGCTCGAGATAGACTTCGCCGTCGCCGCGCAGCGAAGCAAAGGAGGCCGACGCCGAGGCGCAGATATCGGCCAGCGGCTTCAACTCGTCCCAATAGGCCGACAGGGTGAGGTGCTCGCGGACCCGAGCCTTGATGCCCTCGTCGGTCGTTCCGAAATCCTGCGCGCCATAGGCCCGGACGCGCTCGATGAAGGTTTCGAGGGAAGCCAGAACCGGCCGGGCGCTCTCGGCGTCGTTCTGCGCCACGATGGCCCGCATGGCGAGAGCCAGGTCGAGCCAGCCGGCCTGACGCGCGCCGCGCGCCGCCAGCGCCTTGCGCAGGTTGATGCGGTCCCAGCGGTCGGGAACCTTCAGCAGGTAGACGATGCGCTCGCCTTCCGGACGTGTGAGCTGGTCTTCCGGAGAGAACCGCACGGGCTCCTTCGGGTTGAGAATCTTGGCCATGAACGCTCCTTGGTCAGATCAAGGGTGAAAAGCGGAGCCGGATCTGACCCGGCTCCGCCCCGGTCCGGACTTGCGCCCGGGCCTGGCTGGCACCGCCCCCGAGAGGGCTGCGCCCGTTGAACGCTAGAAGGCGGCGAGGAAGAACTCCGCGTCGCGCCCCGTCGCCTGCCCCTTCAGGCGCTCGGCCGTCAGGCCGCGCACCGTGTCCTCCTCGGGCGGCGACTCGTACTGGCCGCCCGGGACGAACAGGCTGAAACGGTGGCCCGCCGTCTTGCCCCAGCGCAGCCAGATCATGCGCGACGTGCCGTTGAGGAAGTCCGACATCGCGTCGCGCGTCGCCACGTGCGTGCGCTGCGGGTTGAGCTCGAAGGTCACCTTGCGGGCGACGACGTCGGCCGGGTCGTAGCCGAACTCGGCCGCCGGGTTGTCGAACTGCTCGATGGACAGGCCGAAATTGAGCATGAAGCGGTTGAACTTCACCGCCGTGCCGCCCAGATAGGCGTCCGCGCCCATGAAGAGCGGCGGATTGGCCTCGTCGGCGACCGGGGCCGCGGGCTTGCTCACGTCGGTCGACGCGGCCGGGAACAGTCCGCGGAGCTGCGTCGTCAGCTTCGCCGGCTGGCGCACCGGGATTTCGATGCCGACGCTGCCCATGGCTCCGATCAGCTTCGTGAGGATGCTGTTCTCGGAGGCGTCGTTGTGGTGCTCCCACTGGTAGAACGAGGCCGCCTTGAGACCGCTCGACACCGGGCGGTAGAGCGCGCAGGCCTCGATCGAGAACTCGGTGTCGCTCGCCGGGTTGACCGACCAGTTAGGGTAGACCGAGGCGTTCTTCGTCGTGCCGTTGTAGGCCGTGATCACGCGCATCTGGCCCGGCCCGGTGCCCGCCGTGGTGCGGATGACCATGCCCTTGTAGATGTCGGTGACTGACGACGCGCCGGCATGCAACTGGATGGTGCTCGAGGAGCCCGCCTGCGCCGTGTTGGCGACCGCGGCGGCGAGCAGCGTCTCCGAGCAGGCGCCGGCCTGCAGGAAGCGGCCGACCTTCGGGCCGGACGTGCCGGGCGCGCCATTGGAGCGCAGGAAGCTGGACACCGGCGCGGTGACGAAGCCGCCGGCCGGGATCGGGTTGGACGCCGAGAGGCTGCCCGTCGTCTCGGTCGAGGTGTCGACGGTCTCGAAGTTCTTGCCGACCTTGGTCGGCTCGATCTTCACCGCGTCGGTCGCCGCGTTCGGCGTGGCGTCGGTGCCGGGCGCCGACTCGAGGCCGATGGCGTATTGCCGGTTCTTGTCGCGAAAGCTCATGGCGCGTCTCCGTTACTCGGTGGCGGGAGCGTCCGAGGCTTCCTGCTTTTTCGGCAGGAACTTCTCGTCGTCGGGGTGGAGGTCGGCCCGGTTGACCGGGCGCCCGGCCTGCAGCAGGCTCAGCGCTTCGAGCTGCGCCACGCTGCGCGAGCCGCCGATCGGCGGGGTCGTCGGTGTGTCCATGAAGGTCTCCTTGGTTGGCGAACGGCGTTCGCTAGGCGTTTTGCGGCAGCAAAAGCGCCAAGCCGCCCGGCGTTTTGCGAAGCAAAAGCGCCCAGGCGGCTCAGGCAAACGTGAACGAGTCGCCTTCCTTCGTGGCGTACTCGATGGTGACGGACAGCTCGAAGCCGTAGGCGCGGTCCAGGCATTCGAGGGCCAGGCGCACCGGCGGCGGCTCCTCGGCGGGCTGAAGGTCGCGGGCCTTGTTGTCGAAGGGGAATGCGGCCCAGAGCGCGTCACGGATCTTCGCCCGCAGCACCGCGCCCGTGGCCCGGGCCTCGGCAAGGGTCGCGCCCAGCGCGGCGCCGTGAATCTCGATGGTCTGCTGGAACCCGTCCTCGCCGGTGAAGGCGTCGGCGGGCAACTCGGCGCCCTCGTAGATCACGAGGCGCGGAAACTCGGTCTCGATGATTGGCTTGCCGATCTCCCGGTCGCGCTCGACCGAGGCCGCCGTGAAGCCGGATACTCCGGTGATACCCCCAAGCGCCGTCGCGACGGCGGCGAGGAGCTGCTCCTTGCACGGTGTCGGCATCAGACGGGCTTTCCGAGCGAGAGCAGCCAGACCAGGCCGTCGTCATCGTCCAGCACGACGTCCGCGACCGGATAGGACCGGCCGTCTACAGACAACGTGCCCGCACGCGCCGGCAGCGCGACCTCGCTCCGGCGGATTTCAGCGACCCACGCCGCCGCCTGCGCGGCCGGCGAGAGCTGCACCCCGGCCCCGCCGAACAGCGCACCGTCGCGCATGGCGTCCGGCTTGCGCAGCATGACGCGCACCGCCACGGCCGCACCGCCGGGCGGGTTGGGCTGCGTGTAGGTGCCGTCGCGGGCGAGGTTATCGTCAGCAAACAGGGCGTCGATCGCGTCGGCAAACACCGTCATGGGCCGCCCCGTCAGGATGTATCTGGGCGGCCACCCGGGCCGGCGAACCGGTCCCGGGTAGCCGCCTCTCTTCGATTGCCTATCAGGCCACCCGCTTGGCGCGCTGCAGGGCCTTCGGCCGCTTGCAGACGAAGAGCGGGTACGAGTAGACCTCGAGGTCGACGAACATGTTGCGCTTCTCGTCCGGCACGATCATCGAATAGACCGGCTGCCCGGGCGTGTTGACGTAGTCGAAGGTCTCGGCCGGTGAGTAGGCCACCTCGAAGACGCCGGGCACGTTCGGGAAGAACTTGCACTTGTTGGCCGGCACCGAGACGCTGGTGCCGTCATCCATGCCGCGGTAGTTGACGAAGTCGATGCCGCCGAAATGCACCGACTCGAACGCCACACCCTTCCGCAGGTCCTTGGCCTCCTGCTGGGCGAGGTAGGTGTCGCGCACCTTCGGGTGCCCCACCAGGTCATCCCAGAAGGCATCGCTGGACAGGCCGATGATCTGCAGCCCCGTGCCGGCCACGCCGCCGAGAGCGCGCAGTGTCTGACGAACGACCTGCGTGCATTTCCTGCGCACGTCGGTGCCATCGGTACCGAGCGCGAAGTCGATTTCTTCGTCCTGCTCGACGCCGAACTCCGTGAACCAGTTGCGCAGGACCGTCGTGCCATCGGCGTCGTAGACGATGCCCTGCACGGCGCCGAGACGCATGTTCTCATGCGTCAGCTCGACCTCGGCGCGGAGGCCGGTCGGGCCGCCGAGGCGGCGCGCGATCTCCTGCTGCACCTGCATCAGCTCGCTTTCCGAACCGAAGGCCCGGATGTTCTGGACCTCGCTGGCCTCCAGCCGATCGCCCTTGGCAATACGCACCGTGCGGAAGTCGCGGATGTTGCGTTTCTCGCTGGTGCGCTGCTCGAGCGACTGACCGCGCTCGCTCGTCTGGATGACGCTGAGGACGCCTGCGCGCTCCTCGATCGCCACGGTGGTGGTGCGGACCGGCTTGGGGGCGAAGAGCCCCGGCAGCGTGCCGAGATAGGAAGGCTGGTAGGGAATCTTCTCGACCGCGCCGGTGAGCGACAGGCACGAGAAGGCGTCCCCTTTGAAGATATCCATGCTTGCCATGGAACGGACTCCTGTTGAGGGAAAACAAAAGGGCCCCGATCGGGGGCCCGCTCGATGGGCGACCCGGCCGCGGTCGCTAGCGCGCGATGATGCCGAGCTTAGCCAGCTGTGCCTTGCCGGCCGTCTTCTGGTCGGTCGTGGCGCCGGAGAACCACGTGACCTCGTCTTCGTTGAACTCGATGTCGCGCACGAAGGCGACACCTGGCTTGTCGGCGCCGGTCGCATCGACCGCGTCGAAGAGGATGCCGGCGGCGACCTGCGAACCGTCCGTATTGGCCGGGTTGAACGCCTTCACCTTGCCCTCGGCGACCGTGATGGTGAACGTGTCGCCGACGATGAAGTCGGTGGCGCCGTCCGCCAGCGTGAAGTTCAGGTGGTCTGAGGTGTAGGCCGCGCCGACCGCACCGTTCGGCAGGTAGTAGCCGGACGGGGTCTTCAGCGAGAAGGCGCCGTTATTGCCGCCGGCCACCGTAATGGTGAACGAATCACCCGCGACGAAATCCGTCGCGTCGGCGATGGTGAAGGTCAGTCCGCCGCCGACGAACTCCACCGCCACGGTGGCGACACCGACCGTGATGCCGTCCGGGTCCTCGACCGTGAACTTGCCGGCGTTGCTCGCCGGCTCGATGCACACCACCTTGTAGACGCCCTTCTTGGCGGCGCCCACGGTGACGGCGCCGATGGTGCCGGAACCGCCGGTGTTGCCGGCCGCCGCCGCGGGGGTCGCCGCGCCGAGCCCGGTCTGCGCCTCGGTGATCTTGAGCACGTAGGCGCCCTTCTCCACCTGCGCACCGACCGTGATGGCGCCCATGGCTCCGTTGCCGGTGTTGGCGCCGGCCAGCGCCGTGGCGCCGAGCAGGAAGCCGATGATGGCGCCCGCCTTCAGCACCTGGTCGGCCAGGACCGTGATCGCCCTGCGCGACCGCGTGCCCTCGGCCTCGGAAACAAGAAACTCCCCGGCATGCGGGGTCTCGGTCTTCGTCGTCATTCACTCTACTCCGACTTGGCCGGCGAACGGCGTTCGCGACGGCTCAGATGGTTGCATGCACCGGAGCGGTCGCCCCGGCGCTTGGGTCAGCCCTTGGCCGGCCCGCACGCCTTTGCGATGGCGTGATCCCAGCCGCCGCCGCTCGCCTTCGGCGACTGGCCGTCGCCGATCGCCTGGGAGCCGACGCCCGCCATCGCACTGGCGAGGCCGCCGCTCTCCTTCGGCGCCGCAGCCAGAGCCTTGACGGCGTCCGCCGCGCTCATCTCGGTCTGCAGCGCGAAGTGGCGAGCGAGGCCTTCGCGGCCCTTGGCCTCGGGGGCGTCCAGGATGGCGGCGATGCGCCCGCGCTCGCCGGCAGGAGCGGCAGCCTTGGCCGCCTCGCCTTCCGGCTTCTTCTCGTCCTCGGGCTTCTTTTCGTCTTCCTGCTTCTCACCTTCGGGCATTTTCTCGTCCTCGGGCTTCTTCTCGTCCTCGGGCTTCTCGCCTTCGGCCTTTGGCTTCGCAGCGGATGGCGCCGCTGCTCCGGGCTTTGTCTTCATCGCGTTTTCCTTTCGCTGTGGTGGAGCAACGGAGGCGCCGCCTCCGTCCAGTTCCGCCGCGAATGCGGCGAAGGCGTCGCTCGGGGTCAGCACGTCGTCGGCCAGGCCGAGCTCGACGGCATCCCGGGCGCTGAGGCAGCGCGCCTCGGTTTCCAAAACCTCGTCGACCTCGAGCATCCGGCCCTCGGCGACAGATTCCGCGAACATCGTGCGGATGTCTTCGACCTCGCCTTGGATCTCGTCGCGCACGGCTTCGGGCAGAGGTTCGTAAGGATTGGCGTCCACCTTGTGGGCGCCCGCGTGAATCAACGTGACCTTGATTCCCGCCTTGTCGAGCATCTTGCTGAAGTCGGCGTGGAGCACGACGGCGCCGATGCTGCCCACGCCGCCGGTCGGCGGCACGATGACCCGGTGCGCCCGCGAGGCCAGCCAGTAGCCGGCCGAATAGGCGTAGTCGGAACACGACACCCAGAGCGGCTTCTTGGCGGCGGCCCGGTCGATGGCGCGCGCCGCCTCCTGCAGGCTCGAATGCACCTCGCCGCCGGGCGTCTCGGCGTCGACGAAGATTCCGCGCACCTCGTCGTCGTCACCTGCCGCGTAGATCCGGGCGATGATGCCGTCGTAGCCGGTCATGCCCGACCAGGGCTGCATGGTGCCGAGCTTCGCCACCAGCGTCCCGACGATGTCGATACGCGCGATGCCGCGGTCGACCGCGTAGGGTTTGCGCGCCTCGCCGTCCACGTAGGCGACGGCCGCCTCCGCCGCTTGCGCCGCAACCTTGTCTAGATCGGTCGCCATCACGCCCTCGGCGGTGTGGACGAGCAGTTCGCCCTTCCAGCCGGCGCGGACGGCAAAGACAGCGGCCAGGTCGCGCGCGCGATCCGGGGTCACCAGCAGCGGCCGGTTGAACAGCCGCGCCCGCAGGTTCGTGTAGTCGAGCGGCATGATCAGCTCCCCCGCCGGACCAGAGCACGGGCCCCGGACTGCTGGTTTTCTTTCTCGTCGTTAGCGTCCGGATCGGCCTCGTCGATGACGCCCGCCGCCTTGGTCTCCGGCAGCCCGTACTCTTGGCGCAGTGCGCGCTCGTGAGCCTGCTGCTCGTAAATCTCCTCGATATCGCGCCCCTGCTCGGCCGCCTCGTCCTGATCGGTCGACAGCAGGGTGTCCTTGCGGATCTGCGCCGCCTGCGCCTCTTTGACCGGATCGACCCAGCCACGGCCCGGACCGATCCAGCGGCAGCGAACCCATGCGGGAAACGCTGTCCAGAAATCAGGCGCCCCGTTCGGCAGCTTCACGTCGCCCTTGTCGATCGCTTCCTCCAGCCAGAGGCCGAAAATCGGCGTGGCCACGCCATTGGCGAAATGACCGCGTCGGGCGGTGAGGAACTTCCATGCCTCGAGCAGCGCCGCGCGAGCCGACGAATAGTTCGTCTGCGACCAGTCCTGCCCGACCTGCTCCGCCGCCTGGCCGGTAGCAGCGGCGAAGTAGCGCAGGAACGCGCGCTCGAAATCGCTGAAATTGCTGTTCGGGCGCTGAGCCGTCTGGAAGTTGAGCTTTTCGCCCGGAAACAGGTGCGGCATGCGCACGCCGTCCGAAAGCGAAATCCGGCGCTGCGGGTCATTGTGGAACGCGCTGCGCAGCTCCTGGTAGGGCCCGATCTGCATCCCCTCCTCGACCATCGACGTGTCGAAGGGGGATTCGATTACGGCGGCAAACACCGCATTGGCCGCTGCCGCCTGCATCTCATAGCGGCTGTACTTGTGCTCCATCATCATCCGCTCGAGGATCGGCGTGAGGATGGACTTGCCGCGCGTCTGACCGGCGCGCTCCGGCTCGAAGAAATGGAGCACCCGCTGCCGCCCCCACTTCGTGGCGCGTGGGATGCGCACCCACCGCATCACATCGCCACCAAAGGAGAATGCGTCGCCGGGATGCGCGGCCCGGAAGTGATAGGCCTGCGGCGCACCGTAGGCGTTGATCTCCACACCGCCGCGCAGGGTCTCGTCGTCGATCATTCCGTCCGGGGTCGACAGCCGGTCCGGGTCGATCACCTGCAGACAGGTTGCATAACCGTTGGCACGACCCGGTATCCACTGCGGCAAGATGACAGCCTCGCCGTCGACCATCCGGTGACGAAAGCCGAGACCGATAAGCCCCGAGAGCATGGAGCGCTCGCCGGCATCGCAGAGGCAACGAGGATCGTTCGCCCAGAGACGAAAGCGCGCCTCCACCTCGCGCGCAAAGCCGCGCGCCCACGACAGCGTCAGACCGAGCGCCATCCAGTCCGGGCGATATGACAGCCGGAAGTCGGCGCCGATCGCCTGGTCGACAAAGCGCTGCATCGCGCCCGACGCCCAACCGTTATTGCGGGCGACGTCATGGACGCGGGCAGCGACCGTGTTGCGTTCCGGAAGCCACTCGGCGTCCGCGCTGCGCAGAGACGGATGCCAGTTGGCCAGCTCCGGGCTGTATCGCGCCGCCGCCGCGTGCGCCGCGTCCTGCGTGGCCGCACGCATGCGCAACGGCGCCCCGCTGGCATCGACCAGCGAGGACTGGAACGGCCGGGCCATTAGAACGTCATCCCGATGGCGCGGCGCCCGACGCTCGTGCCCGAGACGGCAGCGATCTGAGCCTTCAGGTCTGCGATGTAGGAACGCAGCTCGCGGATCGAGCCCGCGTCATACGCGTAGCGGACGCTCCTCGAGCCGGTGTTGACGTCTACCGCGATCTTCAGCGTCACGAGCCGATGAAGGGCGGTCTCCGCCTCGGTGAGGCGCGTCTGCAGGGTCGCAAGATCGGTCATGGTCGATCCTTCAAGCCAGACGCGCCGCGAGCGTCGCGGCCTCGGATTGCGGTTGCTCGCCCGACGCGGGCTGGCGAACGGCGTTCGCGGCGACGGCACGCGCGGGGTCGAACAGGTCAGGCGCCTTGCTCTGGCGGGCCAGCTCACCCTCGGCAACCAGGCGCGCTTCCATTTCGGCCGCGGTCTTCTCGGTCAGGGCGCGCCAGCCGCAGCGGATGGCGGCACCCTCGGCGATCAGCTCCGTATCCAGGACTTCGTTCGCCTGCTCGGCATCCTTGACCCAGCGGTATTCCACCTGGCCGTCACGCGACTTCTTCGGCACGCGCCGCTCTGCCGCCAGCTCCTGGTAGAACGAATCGTCGAGCCCTTTCGGGTAGCCGCAGTAGCTGCGCTCCAGTGGGTCCCGTTTGCCCAGCGCGGTGTAGAGCGTCGTCTTCAGGCGCGAGACGCCGAGGTTGTAAAAGCGCTTCTGCTGGCGCCGTGCCTTGCCGTCGTTGCGGCGCTCCGACTTCACCGGCAGCAGCGGCGCTGCCGTCTCGCTCTTGTGGCCGCGGGTTACGATGACCCGGCTCCACGGATGCGTGCGCGCCCAGTCCATGACGTCGTCGGTCCAGGCGTTGCCGTCTATTGCCAGCATCTGCAGCGGACGCTGGTTCCCGTATTCGTCGGGCCACGTCTCCTTGAGCAGCGCGTCCAGCTTGGCGCGCGTCGCGCTCTCGGAAATGTGCCCCTCGATCGGCCGATACTCGATTGTCCAGCGCCGCCCTTCGGGGCCGAACGCCTTGATGTGCGCGGCGACGAAGCTCTTCTGGCAGTCGATACCCGCCGTCACGATCAGGCCGCCATGCGGGACCAGGCCGAGCCTGTGGCCGGTCGCGTCGTAACGCGCCTTCAGCTCCTCCCAAGGCGGGCTTTCGGTCGCGCCCTTGTACGGCAGGCCGATCTTGTCGTTGAGGAACGTCTGCTCGTCGGCCGGCTTGCCCTTCGCCACCAGCCAGCCGCGGGCCAGCTCGGCCCACGCCCGAAAAAAGAACGGCGCGAGGTAGAAGCTCGGCTCGCGCGCCACCGGGTTGTGCGGAACGAAGACGGCCAGCGGCTTGAGTGCCGGCATGTCGCCTTCGTCGATCCGCCCGCTGCACCCCGTGCAGGTGAAATGCGCATCGTCCGGGTCTTCCGGATCGAGGCAAGCCACCATGTTCTCCCATTCGAGCGCCTGAAACAGGCCGCAATGGGGACACGGCACATGCAGGTGCTCCTGCGTCCCCGCCTTGTAGCTGCGCGTGATCCGGCAACCCGGCTCGACCAGCGGCTTGCTGATCTTCAGAATCTTGGCGAATGGGAAATCGTCGCTGCGGCCGTCCGCCTGCTTCTCGCTGTCGCCCGAGGACAGCATTTCCCAGAGGGCCACATCGTCGTGGACCTGTATGCGGGCCGACTTCATCTGGACGGCCTGCGGGCTGTTGGAGCCCGAGACCAGCAGGGCGCCGCGGCCGTCGCGGCGTTCGTAGAACATCATCGACTGCCCGCCGTCGCGGGACTTCTCGGTACCGAAAACCTCCTTGAGGCGCGCCGAGTTGCGCACCATCGGCTTCCACTTGGTGCGCACCCACTCCGTCGCGTTGCTGTCGGTCGGGTGGTAGTAGATCGCCTGGCACGGGTCGATATCCATCGACGCGGCCATGAAGATCTGCGCGATGACGGACTTGCCGATCTGCACCGGCCCCATCACCGACACGACGCGCGCCGGATGCTCCGGGCTGAGCACGTCGAAAACCCGCTTCAGCGCCGGCAGGCGCTCCGGGTCGTAGGGCCCAGGGCGCGAACTTTCCGTGCCGAAGACGATGTTATCGGCGGCCCACTTCGAGAAATCGACCGGCGGCGGTGGCTCCATCACCTCCGCGATCGTCGCGTGGACCAGGCGCTCGGCGTTGGCCAGCGGGTTGAAGTCGAGCGGCATCGTCAGGCGTCCACCAGCTCCGGCTCGTCGTGCTGCTGCTCGGCCTCCACCGGCAGCGTCTCGCTATGGGCCCGCGACGTGGCGGCGATCTTCTGTCGCACCTTGCGGAACTCGGCGCGGATGGCGAGCTGCATCGCCCGCTTGTCGCCGCGCGGCACCGCCGCCAGCACCTCCGCCATGTTGACGAACTCCGCCTCGAGCACCGTCAGCATCGAGCCGAGCGAGCGCATCCAGCCGAGCCGCGCCTCCTCGGCCCGCAGCCACTTGCCGTTCTCGGCCAGGCGGGCGCGGCGCTTCTCCTCGGCGTCGTGCTCGGCGCTGTCCGCCTTGGCCTTGCGCAGGCGCTTCTGGTCGGAATCCTCGTCGCTGTCCTCGGGCGGTGCCGGCGGCGGCGGTGCCGGACGGTCGGCCGCCGCCCTGCCGAGCGGACCCGGCAGCGACGGCGTCGACGACGCGACGCGCAGCGGCACGACCGTGGTCGGCACCGGGTGCGGCTGTGCCGCCTGCTGCCCGATGTCGAGCGACAGGCCGAGCTGCCGGACGGCGACGGCCAGGTCGATCTTCTGTGTGCCGGCGTCGTCGACCAGCGCCGGGCCGCTGATCTTCCCTTCGCCGATCCATTGCGAGACGCGCCCGGGCGAGCGCTTCACGCGGCGCGCGAACTCGGCCTTGGTCACCAGCTCGCGCGGCGCGTCGCCGTCCACACGATCCATGGCTAAAGCTCCGCGTCGCGCCTAAAGCCGCGTGTGCCGGTGGCCCGCTGGCATCGCGTTGTGAGTCCGTGTGTTGAGCCGGCAGCGCGGCTAAAGCCTGCGACCCCGAAACGCGGGCTTCACCGCCCGCCCTAAACCCCGGCTCAAGCCGGCGCGCCGCTCAGCGCGTTTAGCCCTTTAGCCTTTTGCAAATCGCCGTAACTAGCGAACCCCCACGCCTTTGCCGCCCGTATCCGAAAAGACCCCCGGAAGGACCCATTGGGCTGGTTAACGTCTGCAATTGTCGACGTTAACGGTGCGGTAGAGGGGGACGAACGGCGTTCGCAGCGACAGGGCCAAGCCCAAAAAGGAAGCGCCCGGTCGGGGTGACCCGCCGGGCGCGCTGCAACGTCCGCGCACTATGTCAAGGGGCTCACCCCAAGTCAACTACAACCTGTGGCGTGCCCCAGGGCTCCGCTACCGCAGCCGGGCCATGCACCAGCCAGCGCTCCAGCACCCCTTCCCCGCGCAGCCGGCCGGCCAGTAGCGACAGGGCATGGTGCCACAGGCCGTACACCCGGCGCGCATGGTCCCGGAACATCGACCCCTCGCGCTTGTCGAGCGGGCAGTAGCCATAGCGGCACTTCTTGTCGGTCCACTCGACCTTCGGCTGCGCCGTGCGACGCCCGCCATTGGCCTCGACCCAGACCGGCAGAAAGTAATCGTTCACGTGCTCGGCGAGCGTCGGCTCCTCGCCCTTGTAGGCCTGCTCGATGACCAGGCGCCGCACGCTCTCGTGCAGCTCGCCGCTCACCACCAGCCCCGTCAGCGCATGGTGGACCGTGCGCGCATCGGGCTCGACTTCGATGAAGCCCACGGACGTATCGATGTCGGCGCCGATGTCGAGCGCGTCATAGGCAGCCTGCGACGGCACCCATCCATCCGACGACGGGACCGGCGAGCCGCCCAGCTCCACCCTGTCGGCGCAATGGGTGCGATAGGTCCAGATCAGCAGCTGCTGGATGTCGATGGCCTGCCTTTTCGGCGGTGGCGCAGGCCGGGACACCCTCTTTTTCACCGTCCCGCTGGCCGTCCCGGTCGTAACTAATTCTATTCCTTGGTTGATAGAAGAATATGGGACGGAGGGACGGTCGGGACACTCGCGCGCGCGCATGACTCTTCCTCTTCTCTATGGCCCTCGCGCGTGCGCGCGGGGGAATGTCGGTGTCCCGACCGTCCCGCTGTCCCAATCACGCCTTTTCAGGGGCTTGCGCGGGACGCTGGCGGGACGCTGGGACGGTGGATTTCGCCTACGGCGGACCTTGCCCACCCCCCTCAGGGGGCACGGGGGGCTCCAGCTCGTCCTCGTCCTCGGGCGGCAGCTGCACGAGCGGAATGAACGTCGCCCGTTCCTTCGCCCCACCGATGCGCATCGGGTCTTTCGAGGCCATGGCGCCGGGCACCAGCTTCAACTGCCCGCCCCAGCGCGAGCCCGACCAGTCGGGCGTGCCGGCAAAGACCTTGGTGAGGAAGGCATTGCCGGTGTTGAGTATCCAGAGCCCCTCGATCTTCGCCGACTTCCCGTAGGCGAAGCGCATGCCCATCGAGGGCAGCAGCGAGCGGTCTGTGTCGCCATGGCCGCTGCGCTTGAAGCCGCCGGCCACCACCTGGCCGACCGTGCGCCGCACGCCGTGGACGAAGCTGTCGCTGGCCGAGCCCCAGAGATGGTTGAGGCAGCGCGTGCCGCCGTTGTCCTGCTTGAGGTCGTCGACCGTCTGGATGGCGAAGCGCACCATCCCGACAAGCAGCCGCGCCCGCTTCTCGTCGATCGGCGTGTCGCGTTCGAGCACACTGTAGGCGGCGAGCAGCGAACCCACCTGCTTGATCTGCCGGGGCGCGCAGCCCTCCTCGCCCATCACCTTGGTCAGGGCGGCCAGGTTCTGCAGGAAGCGGCCACGGCCAAGAATCATCCGGCCCCAGATCTTCGGCGCCAGCTCGGTCATGCGCTCCTGCGCCTTGGTCACCGGCGCGTCGTCAGCGCCGGCCTCAAGGGGCAGGATGTCGACGCGGGTGAAGCGCGTGGCGTCGGCCGGCTGCAGCACGGGCGGCGACACGGCGTAAAGCCGGGCCGAGGCCGTGGCGTTGAAGGTTTCGACCTGCCCGTCCCGGCCGACGCGCGACCCCGCCGACTTGCCGGTGGACAGGCGGCGCAGGAACTGGATGGCCAGCTCGACCGCACCGAAGCCGCTTTCGTTGCGGTCGCCCTCGGCCTCGTCGAGCTCGATGGCGCGCGCCGCGTTGCTGATCGAATGCCGCAGCGAAGCCTCGGAGAAATTCGAGTAGTAGACCGCCGTGCAGGAGGCGTTGACGCAGAGCCGCGCCAACTCGGACTTGCCGCTGCCCGGCGGCGCCACGACGATGATGTGGGAGCGGTGCGGCACGGCCTGCCCCAGCTGGGCCAGCGCGACCGAGCCGGCCATGAGGATGCCGGCATTCGGCTCCTCGCAGGCCCAGAGGTTCACGCCCTCGATCAGCTCGTTGGCCTCTTCGAGCGTCGCCGGCTTCTCGAGGTCGGGGCGACGCATCGGGGCCGCCGCGTAGTAGATGATGCCGCCGCGCCGGAAACCCGGACGGTCCCACGTGACCTTGCCGTTGACGATGATGGCGATGGCGTCGCCGCAATGGACGAGCAGCTCGGTCTTCGAGTCGTTGGACTCGCCGACCACCCAGACGCCGCGCTCGCGCTGCGGGGCCAGGGGGTCCCAGAGCGGCTTGTCGGCGCAGGCCCGCATCAGGAACTCGGCGGCCTCGTTGTAGAGCCAGCCGATCACGGGAGCCGGGTCGCCGGTCGGATTGCCGTGCTCGTCGGTCGGCAGCTTGCCGTATCTCGGAAAGCGCAGGCGCAGCCACTCGGTGTTGCCGTCGAACAGCCGGGCGATGCCGGCGCGGCTGAACAGCTTGGACTCGCTGAGCCGATGGCGCTCGCCCTTCAGCGGCGAGCGGAACCAGTAATGGCCGTCAAGCTGGCCCAGCGCCTCCACGGGGCACGGGGGCAGTTTCTTCTTCTGCTCACCGCCCTCACCACCCCCGCCAACGCCCGGCGGCTCCTGGTCGGTGACGTCGTCGAACTTGGCGTCGCCACCCTGTTCGCCGACGAGACGCAGAGGCGTGACGTTGCTGCCCGTCATGCCGCCGCCCTTACTTGCATGACGGACCTCGATACGGCACCGTCATTTCCATGGGGGAAGATGGAAAGACAAATTACGCAGTGGGGGCGGGCGTTCTTGCCCTCTCGATATTCGCGATATCCATGTCGTTCGCCGGAGGCGGCGAAATACATCAGGCTTTTGGCAACGTCATCGGCGGCATCATTGGTGCCGCCGGAGCATTTTATGCAGTGAAGGTGACGCTCCGCGAGCAAGCGGCCAATGAGGCAGCCAGCGATCAGCGCCTCGAACTGCGGCGTGTGGCCAGAATAATCGCCGGACTGAAATCTGAGATAAACGAGACTCTCTTCACCGCCGATGCGCAGCACGAAAGTGCTGCCGCGCTCATACTGAAACTGAAAGAAGCCGCTAAGCGAGGGCAGCAGATAACCACTGCGCTTCCCGCTGAGAACATGTTTCGGTTGACCGACGGGGTGATGTACCGCGCGCTTGCCTCGGAACTCGGCGCGCTGCCAGAGGGCCTCATCACCGATATCGTGAAATTTTACAACTATGCGAGGACCATAGAGACCGTCGCAGTTTCCGGAGCAACCGTACAAGGCGGCGCAGAGGTAATGATTCAATCGGTTCCTCGGCTCCGTTACCTCGGCGGCGTCCTCCAGATTGCTTTGACCCGATTTGCCGAAGCGAACTTCGATCCTCTTGCGGCTACAAAAGTAACAAACGAAGAACGCCTTAAAGTCGCTGATGACGTCGGTTACCCGATACGAGAGCTCGCCGCGCGCAGAGGCGTAACGTTGTGAGCTTTTCTGCCTGCCAGTTCTAGCAGATAGACTGCCAAGGAAACCGCTCGCTCCTTGCCGGAGATACCAGCACCGTGCGACGTTCCGGCGATGCAGAAGAAAGACCGACCGCTGCTGGTTGCCCTCGCCGTTATCGGCGCGTGCCTGGTCGTGGTGTTCCTGCTGCAGCCGCATCCGGAATGGCTGGACGGCACACTGCTCTACAACATCCCAGAGGGCGTGGGGGCCCTGGCGGGCGGCACGCTGGCCGCCATCGCCGGCTTCTTCATTCTTCGCGCAGCCCGCATTCAGGCGACAGCGACTGTCAGGGCCGCGCGCGATCAGAGCGAGGCCGCCATGGAGGTTGCCCGCGAGCACAACCGGGCGGCCTTTGAAGTCCAGAATCGCCAGAGCCGGGCTCAAGCCAACCAGCAGCGCCTGGACATATTGCATCGCAGAGCAGTGCTGATTGCGGCGCTGCAGGGCGAGCTGACGGCGGCCCGCAAACGCATCCTCGGTCAGATCACCAGCCTCGAGGCCCTGAGGGACGAATACGACAAGCACCCGCCCTCGGTACCGCCGTTCGAAACGACCGATATCTTTCCGAGGATCGAGACGCCCATGTACGCCGCTCACGCTAGCGAAATTGGTCTGCTGCCCGTCGAGCTGATCCGGCAGCTCTCCGAGGTGCACGGCAATCTGGCCGGATTGCGCACCTTTCCGATCGAGTCCATGAAGGGCATTCCGGCCATCCGCGCAGTCAAGATGGCGATTGACTTCCTGAAGCAGTTCGTCCCGGAGCTCGATGCGGTCATCCGAGACCTTGAGAGTGAGGCGCAGAAGTAACGTCACGCCGCCACCTCATTTGGCAGCGTGTCGATGTTGCCGCGATGGACGATGAAGGTCAGGGCGACGACTTCGGGTGACGGCCGGGCATCGAATGAACCTTTCCCATGCAGCCGATCCCATAGGACGGCGAAGCCGGCCCGCCCCCAGGCATTGCCGTTCGGATACTCGGCGCAGGGCTCGATCCGGTAGCAGCCCTCGGCCACGGCATCGTCGTGGCTGATTTTGTTCAAGGGCTCGATCTTGGTTGCCGTCACCACCAGCGTCAGGCGTGAGGCCCAGCGGGGCATGTGGATCGCGTTACGGCGCCAGTAGGCTCGCCGCTCGCGCGGCGTGCTGGCCTGAGCGATCTGCGGATGCTTGGGGTCCAGAACGACCGTATGAGGCTTGTCGGCGACGAAGCGCCATTTCTGACGGCGGGTTTTCTTCGTCAGTCCGTTCTTAAACCAGCGCCCCCAAATCCAGCAGGTTTCGCGGACATAGAGCCGGTCGCCAAGGGCGTATGGAATGTGAGCGTGCCAATGCGTGCGGAACGCCGGCGCCTGATGGTCGAACGCTTTGGCGGTCCAGGCCCAAGCCGTTCCCTCGATGTGACGAAAGTCTGCGGCTTCGAGCAGCGCGCGCTTGAGGTTCTCGCCCCGCAGCGTCACGGCCCGGCTTCCCGGCATCGCGAACGTTCGCACGCGAGACAGTACGCGACGCGTCTGCGTCTTCCGCCCTTCGAGCAGCGCGCGGACCATCGCTCCCGAGAAGAGGATGGGGATATCGGTCATCAGCCCGGCCTCGCCTTGGCGATGCGCCGCTTGGCAGCCCGATATTCCTTGTCGCCGATCAGTTGCCGCGTCAGGGCGCCGTACTCTCGATTGAACGCTGCCTGCGTGATCTCGCCCTCGTCGACCAGCTCGCGCAGATGCTCCATGCGGCGAACGATCCCCGGCTTTGGGTCCCACTTTTTCGGTTCGGCCATCACTCCGCCTCCGCTACCGCTGGCGAACGGCGTTCGCTTTGGCCGCGGACGGGCTCCGCCCAGATCGGCCGCTCGCCCCGTCCGTCAGCAGAAGGGGCCGGCCCCCGCTCCCGCAGCTCCTGCAGCCGGGCCTGACACGCCTGGTGGGCCGGCGAGGTCCAGCGCGTGCGCGGGGCGGTGGCAATCTCCTGCGTCTCGGCTTCCGTGAAGGCGACGGCTCGGTCGCACTGGCCGCTTGGCGTCAGGGTGCAGAACAGGATGAGACAGCGGACGATCAGCTCGCTCATATCAGCGCCCTCGCCTCTTCCACCCGCCGCTCGGCCAGCTTCCGCGTGCGCTCTGGCGCCTCGGCCAGAAGCGCGCGCCAGTCCAGAGGCAGAACAGGCTGAAACTTGGCGGCCGTCAGCTCGCGATAGGTGCGCGGCCGGATGGCCTGCAGCAGCCCCGGGTTGGTGACGAAGAGCCGGAAGCACTCGGCGAACCACTCGACATAGTCGGCGGCATCGGCGTAACTGGTGATGCCGGCCTCGCCCGCGTTCCCGTGCACGCGCTTGCCGAAATCGCTGTAATACTCGCCGCACGGCAGCCCCTCCGCCCGGCCGCGCTCGCGGTCGGCGTGGTGTCCCAGCTCATGCGCAACGACGCCGTAAGGCGTCCGGTCCACCATCCATCCGGGATAAGACCAGGCGCGGCCGGCGAGCCCGATTGGCGCGCATTTCGGCAGGCAGATCGCAATGAACGTGGGCCGGTAGAAGGCGCAGACGCTGTGAGGCCACTGCGCGACCGTGCGAAGCTCAACCATCGGCGCCGGCAACGCGTTCGCTCGGGCAAAACAGTCGATCAGCTTCCGCCCCTGGTCGAGCAGCTGGTATCGGTCGGGCCTCACAGCACCGCAGCCTCGACGGAGCCGGCCGACAACCGACCCCGTCCGCTGAGACGCGCCACGCGCGCGTCGGCGGAATCCTTGTGCCCGCCGCCGGGCAGATAGACGCGGCCGACCACCTGTTGCTCGAGCGCGCGGGCGTGCAGCGTGCGGGCCGACTTCATCCCCACGCCCTCGGGCGCGTGAATCTTCCCGTCGCACTCGCTGCAGCGCTGTCCGTCCGGCCGCTTCTTGCTGCCGCCGCAGGTCTTGCAGACGATCGGCTTGTCGCGGTTGGCGTGGATATCGAGGCTGGACACCCAGGCGGGGATGGCGAACGCCGCCATGTGGCCGTGCGACGGCATGGCCCAGAACGGCACCCGCCCGTCGCGATCGAGCCAGGCGGCCAGCGCGTTCTCGTTGCCCTCGTCGACCGCGAGCGTGCCCGACGATTCGAACAGCCGGATGGCGCCGCCCCGGATGGCACCAATGGTCATTTTGGAGAGGTGCTGGGCCTTCAGTTCGGGGTCCTGCGTCACCCGCCCTTCCCCGGCGTCGACCAGGTAGGTGATGTGCAGGCCGGTGAACTCGCCGGCCACGTTGTCGACCCGGGCCAGCATCGCCGGCCAGGTGCGCGTCGGCTTCTTGTCCTCGAAGAACATCGGGTGCCACATGCGCGGCTCGAAGCGCAGCACCGCCGGCACCGGCGTCACGAGGCAGGAGCGCCCATGCAGGTAGCGCCACACCGGGTCGCCCGGCGCGACGGCGCGGGCGCGCTCGAAGTTGCGCCTGCCCGTGGCGATCTTGTGCTGGGTGTAGGCGTCAGCCTCGGCATGCCGCTCCGTCGTTGTCTTCTGCGGCACCTTCCGCCCCTCGGAGTCGCGCGGCACGCGGCCGAGCAGGATCGTCACCGCCTCCGGGAAGGTCTTGCTGTCGATGCGCATGACGAAGGCGATGGCGTTGCCATGCGCGCCGCAGCCGAAACAGTGATAGAAGCCCTTGTCGTCGTTGACCCAGAACGAGGGCGTCTTCTCGTTGTGGAACGGACACAGCCCGTTCCATTCCCGGCCCTTCTTCTTCAGGGCGACGTCATCGCCGATCAGCTCGTGCAGCGGACGGGCGCTGTTCGCCTCGTCGATCTCCTGCTCGCTGAAGCGGCGATGGGCGTTCACAGGTAGACCCCGTCGCGCAGTTGGGCGATCAGGCGCTTGACCTCGTCGCTCTTGCCGGCGAGCACCAGGTCATAGGCGACCGCGCCGTCCAGCAGCGTCTGCGGCGACTTCAGCCAGGTCTCGATTTCCTCTGCCGAGTAGAACTCGGCCAGTCCCAGCCGGATCTCGGTCATGGCGGCACGGATGGCCTTGCGCCGCTCCACCTCGTGCTGCGCCGTGAACATCACGTCTTCGTTGAAGTCGCGCTCCAGCACCCATTGCAGGAACCCGTCGTCGACTTCGGACCAGCGCATGCCGCGCGTGTCGCGGCCGAAGGGCACGCGCATCAGCAGCGCCGGCTCCGTGCTCCACTGGACGAGCTGCTCAATGGTGGCGCCGCCCGCGAGCATGTCGCGCAGCAGATGCGCCGTGACATAGGCGTCGGGTCCGGCGCGGTGGGCCGGCGCGGCCCTACGCCGGTCGAGCCCGGCGGGGTTGCGCCAGTAGCGCAGCGCCTGGTTGCTGTGGCTGGGCGCCTCGGGCCACAGCCGCAGGGCGCATTTCCACGTGTCGATCCACGGCAGGCCGCCGTCGCTCTCGGCCGGCAGGTAGTTCGCCTCCATGGCGGCGTTGTGGGCGCACAGCGCCACCAGCTCCTGCTCGCTGCCGTCGCGCCATTCCAGCGCCGTGCGACGCACCGTCTCCCAATCGGGCGCCCCGACCAGATCGGCCTCGATCAGATGGTGGACCGCCGATGACTCGGGCGGGATGGCGCAGCCGGGCGAGCAGAGCAGCGCGCGCGAGCTGCCGAGGACCCAGGCCTGCGGATGTGGCGGGCTCTCGAACGACGTATTGATGGCGTCGCACCAGCCGATCTCGATCGGCACGCCCTCCGGCGCGAAGCCCGTCGCTTCGAGGTCGATGACGCGGATGACGGGCATCCGGGTCATGCGCGCCGCCTCACCTTCACGCCCGAGACTTCTTGAGCGATGGCGCGTGCGGTGTAGTCAACAAGCGAAGCGGACAACCTTGGCGCCACATGCTTGATCCGTCGCCGCGCGATCTCAAAGACGGCGTCCGAGAACTGCTGGTAAGCCTCGTCGGGCTCTGCATCGGGCAACTCGGCCGCGGACCTGAAGCTATCGCCGCACTTCATTCCCGGTCTCCCGTTGGCAGGGTGCGGTCGATGGCGGCAGGCGACAGCGGCGCCGGCAGGTTCGGCCAGGCGCCGATGCGCAGGCGGAAATGGATTTCCAGCAGCTCGAGGAACTGCCACGACAGCTTGAAGCGGAACTTCACCGTGCCGCGCGCGTCGGAGCGCCGCTTGCCCTTCCACCGCCAGTAGCCGGCGCAGGCCTCGATGAAGGCGGCCTCCTGCCCAGCGATCTTTCGCTTGGCGTCTTCGAGCGGCGTGGTCACAGGCGCGCTCCGGCGGCGCCAGAAGCCACCCGCTGCTCAGGCCATTGCCGGTGCAGCTTTCCGTCGAGCAGCGCGCCGGCCTTCTTCTTCGACAGACGCCATGAATGGAGGTCTACGGTGCCGGCCGGCAGGTCCGTCCAGCCGTGGAAGTGCCTGGGCTTCAGCTTCGCCAGCGTCGCCCGGCTCAGATGGCTCTCGGGGACCCAGGCGCCCCATTGCTTGAAGAAGAAGGCCACGCCTGCGAACGCGCAAGCCCACTCGATTTCGCGCACCCAATCCGGGTGCATCGGCCGCGCGCCCTTGCCGCTCTCCCCGCCGACCACGACCCAGCGCAGGCCTTCCGCCAGCGCCTTGCGCACGTCGACCGGCCCGAGCATTGGCTCGATCGATACCCAGACCAGCCAGCCCGCCTGGGCGAGCGGCTTCAGCGCCGCCCAGCCCTCGTCGAAGCTCTCCTGGTCGTGCGCTGACCAGCCGATCCACATATTCGAGGCGGCAAGAGCCGGAGTGTCGTAAACGTCCCGGCGCAATTCTGCGCAAAGGTCCGAGCGCTCGCTCAGATCGTGGCCAAGCCGGACGTACTCCGCGCGCGTCATGGCGCGCATGCGCGCCGGGGTCTGTAGATAGGCCGCTAGGGTGGCCGGGCGCTTTGTCAGGTTGATGAAGGTGTGGCGGAAGGCCCGATACTGGATAGCGAAGATAGCGTCCCGCCACTCGTCTTTGACGGTCTCGTACCCGATGTCGCTGCGGTCGGCGACGAAGATGCGGGACGGTCGCCTCTCGGCCCGGGCATTCCAGTCGCCCCTCCAGCGCAGTGGCCAGTCGAGACGGCGCTCATTGAACCTAACCTCGCCGTTGAACACGAAGCGGCCATCGGCCGAGCGACGCACCAAGCCCTTGGTATCCGGCAGATGCTTCAGCCGCGTGCCGCACAGATTGGCCGAGTAACAGATGCGGCAGGCCGTGTTCTTCGGCCGGCAGCCCGACAGGATTTGCCAGGTCGCGTCGCACCACTCGATGGCGGAGGACTCGCTCATGCCGGGATACCCATCGCCCGCAGCTCATGGCGAACGGCGTTCGCGAGGGCGCCGCGCGGGTCGCGCTTGGCCTGCTCGGCCGTCTCGTCCTCGGCGCAGAGACGCCGCCAGTGGACCAGCACCGTCTTCGGAAGGTCGCCGGGCAGCGGCGGCACGTCGGCGTGGATGGCGTCGCATTCCAGCCAGGCCCATTCGAGGGCGCAGCGCAGGAGAGAGCCCCGCTTGTAGCGTTCGCGCAGGTCGGCGATCTGGTGGCCGTGCTGCAGCAGCAGGCTCACGCTCTCGGCCGCGTCGTGCGAATGGAAGTGGACCATGCTGCCGCCGCGCCCGGCCCGGGTGGAGGGCGTGATGAAGATCTCGCCCGGAAAGGTCGCGGGGGAGAGCGGCCCCTTGTCGAAGCCGATATGCATGTGGAAGGCGCGGTCGGTGCCGTCCGGGGCGTGCCAGATCATGCGCAGTGCGCGCGAGCAGCGGCGGGGCGGCAGCTTCCAGCGCGCGGGGCCGGTCACGCTTCGTCTCCGCGGAAGAAGCGGTCGTGGCGGACGGTCGCGAAGTCGACGTCTACCGCGTCCTCGCCCGCCTCCAGCGCCGTGGCCGAGGCGTTCACGTGATCGGCCCATTCGTCGGCGGTCCCGCGCTCGCGCACGAAATCGGTCCACGGGTCGCTCATCGATAGTCTCCCGGCATTTCGAGGGCGTGGCGGCAGACGGGGATGTGGCGGCGGGCCAGCAGGAACTCGGGCGGCTGCGGCTCCTTCCAGACGACCAGCCAGCCGTAGGACGTGGCGCTGCTGGCCTGCGGGTCGACGCGGCCCTCCACCATGGGGATGCGCTCGACGAACACGGCGAAAGTCCAGCGGTCGGCATACGGCTTGAAGATGCGCTCGAAGCGGTCGACGCCCTCGAGGCACTGCGTGCGGCAGAGCATCGCCACGCCGACCTTGGCGATGGCCATCGCGGTGCGGATGAAATCGAGCAGCGACTTGAACGGCGGGTTGGTGGCGATCCAGTCGACGCCTTCGGCCGGCAGGAAGGGCGGCAGCTCGTTGAAGAACCCGCCGCGCAGGCGCAGGAAGTCGAACACCGGAAAGCCGGCGCCGTAGTCGTAGACGTCGGAGGCCACCACCGTGGCGCCCCAATCCCGCAGTCCGCGCACCAGGAACCCGCGGTTCGCGGCCGGCTCCCAGATGGTCAGCCCGTCGACCTGCTGCCGGCCGATCACGTGGCGGATCAGGGCGCGCCCACCCCACGGCGGCGTCGGGAAATCGTCGAGCCCGTCGATCGAGGCGTGGCGCTGCGCCATCACGGCCGAGGAGAGGTTGGTGGCTTTCACCACGTCACCCCCCCCCACGAGGTCCAGCGCGAAGGCGGGACTCTCCGTCACGGCTCCAGCTCCTCGCGCAGCTCGGCGATGGTCAGATCGTCCGGCATGTCGCGGATCAGCCGGAGCAATGCGTGGCGGACCCCATCAACGGACTCGTAGCGTCGCGTTTGACCGATGCTGTCGTCGCTGCCGAGCGGCCGGCATGCGGCCTCGAGGGCTTCTGCGACGTCGTCTCTCATCGCGACACCTTGGGCTGCCGCAGCACGTAGAGGGTCGGCCGGACTTTCAGCGCCTCGCCGGAGGCGGCCCGCCGCTCCAGCTCCTGGATGATGCGGGCCACGGGGTCGGTCATCACCAGCACCCCGCGCCGAACCAGTTCAGCTCGATGCCCAGCCACGACAGCGTGGTGATCGCGACGGGGTTCTGCGGCTGGTCAACCCGGTAGTCGCTGTAGCGGGGCCGGATCAGCGTCCACCAATGCTCGACGAGCAGACGCCCGTGCCGCCACCAGGGCGACGGATAGCGCCACGGCCACGGATAGGCGCCGACATGCCAGGCCAGCCGCCATGCGCCACCGTCGCGCCCGCGCATCCAGACCGCCGAGTATCCGGCATCCAGCCAGAGCAGCGGTACGCGCGGCCTTACCGGGATTTCGATGTAGCGGTCGCCCCCCATGACGGCCCTACTCGCCCTTCCGGAGCGACCGCCACGTCGCCTCCAGCTCCTTGAGCTTCTGCTCGACGATGTCGGGCTCGGTCGGGAAGCGGGCGAGGATGTCGTTGACGTGGCGCTGCAGCGCCGGGAATCCGGCCATCAGCAGCAGAAGCTTGATCCCGCGCACGCCGTTGCGGCCCAGCTGGACGTTGCTCGCTCCCGGCTTGGTCAGCCGGGCGACCTCCGACACGGTCTCGCGCGGCTTGGCATCGTTGGCGGTCCCGATATTGACCACCAGCGACACGAAGCGGTTGAGCTGCTGCTCGGAAATCTTGAGCGCATCCGTGGAGCGCCAGCCGATCCCCATCGGCTCTACCTCTGGTGTGAGCCCTGCAGCCGGCACAGAGGGCGCGACAAGTTTTCTTGCCATCAGGGCGCCCTCCGGGCTTTGACGGCGGCAAGGCCCTGCTCCATGGCGTCGAGATGCTTGCGCATGTCGCGCACGTCCTTGGCCAGGCGGGATGCGTCGGCCGGCGACACGTGGCCATCGGCCAAAGCGGAGGCGACGTCGCCGCTCAGTTCGCCGAACTCCACCCCGATCTGCATGACCCGGTCGCGGATGTCGCCGAGCTGTTCGACGGTGACCGTGCCGGCGACGAGTTGCGCCCGGTAGGCGGAGAGCAGCGGTCCCTCGCCGTCCCCGCCGCTCAGCAGCCAGAGCTGATCGAGCGCGATCGACTGCGCCAGCGACGGCGCTGACTCGTCGGCCGGGTCGGCCCAGCGATAGATCAGGCCCGAGGACTTGCCGACCGCGTTCATGCAGGCCGGCATGCCGCATTTTTCGATGATGCGGGTGACGGCGTCCGCGACCGAGAGGACGGGTCGCGGCTTCACAGCGAAATCCCCCCTGGGGATTGGCGCGGGCAGGCGCGCAGCGCAACCCCTTCCGGGTTGCGCGAGAGCGCTCCGACAGGCACGCAGAACTCGCTCGGTCGCTCGCCGACGAGGCAGCGGCCATCGTCGCCCTGCGTCAGTAGTCCGCCGGAGTGGAACGCCAGCAGCCCTTTCCACTCGTGCGCCGCAGCTTGGCGTGAGAGCGTCCCCCGGGATTTGGAGGGGGCATGGCTGTCACCGAACATCGCGGCGAAGAGCGCCGCGCCGATCCGCTGCACCAGGAAGAACAGGTCGCTCGCTGCGGCACCGTCGACGAGGCGTGGCAGCACGTGTCCATCGGTGGGGCGGGCGGACAAGGGGAGGCAACGCGTACCCCCTGGTCCGACCCGCCCCACTCCCGCCGCCTGACGGTCCGTGTGCTGCGAGAGAAGCGTCACGGCTCGGTCGACCCGGCGCGGGGAAGGAATTGGCGATGAGGCCCCCGGGGTCATGGTCAGGCCAGCGCTCCGGCGGAGTGCGCGTCGGCATAGGCCTTAAGCAAACCCTCGAGCGTCACGCGGCCACCGCTGGCACGGACGATCCGGTCCCGCGTCGTCCGGCGAGGCATGACCTTTCCCGCGGCGACACGGTTGATGGTCGACGCCGGAAGCTCCGCCTTCTCGGCGAAGGCGTTCTCGGACTGTCCGGTCTCCTGAAGGTAGTCGCGGAGTCTCATGGCGCGCGACTGTGCATTACATGCACATAGCAAGTCAAGCAATGTGCATCTGGTGCCGTTCCCGGCTTGTGCACTACATGCAAAAATGAAGCATGGGCTTGCGCTTAAAGACCTTCCGCGACCGCGCTCACCTGACCCTCAGCCGGGCCGGCGAGCGCTTTGGCCTGTCGCACAGCCAGGTGTCGCGGCTCGAGAATCGGCGCAGCGATGTGACCCTGAGCCAGCTGGAGGGGTTTGCCGAACTCTACGGCTGCCGGGTCGTCGATCTGGTGGCCGACGATGCCGGCGAGATCACCCTGGTCGGCGCCGTGGGGGCCGGCGAGAAGATCGCTCCCTTCGATCGCGACGCCACCTTCGAGACGATCGAGGGTCCGCCCGGGTTTCGTTTCGGCGCGGCCGTCGTCGTGCGCGGCGACTCGATGGAGCCGGCGTACCGGGACGGCGACCTGCTGGTCTACGAGAAGGCGACCAAGGTCGAGATGGAAGCCATCGGCCGCGACTGCGTTTGCCAGACCGAGGAAGACGACTGCCTCTGGGTGAAGATCCTGCGCAAGGGATCGGGCAAGGACCGCTGGAACCTGATCAGCTATAACCCGCGCCACGAGCCGCTGACGGACAAGCGGCTGCGCTGGGCCGCGCCGATCCGCTGGATACGGCGTCTCTAGGCGCCGGCACCATGCAGCGACGCACCGAGACGGCAATCGCGCTGACGGCCGTCGCCGCCGTGGGAGGTGCCGCGCTTTACGTCTTCGGGGATCGGCTCGTTCCTCCCCGCGACAGCCTGCCGGTCCGCTATTGCGAGGCGCTGACCCTCGAGACCCTGCGCAGCCCCTCAAGCTACCGGCGCATCAGCGCGCAGGAGTTTCCCAGGGACGGCGACGTGTCGGTCTTCGTCAGCTTCGACGCGGTCAACGCCTTCAACGCGCCGATCCGCCACATGGCCCACTGCGTCCTCGGGCCCGGCATGACGAGTTGGGACGTGCCGCCGATCCGCAGCCTGAGCATCGCCGGCCGGGACTACAGGGGTGACGACCTCAGCCTCCTGATGATCCCGGCCGCTCACCGGACGCAGGGCCTGCGCAAGTAGCCGGCGAACGCCGTTCGCCTTCCCGCAATAGCGCATTAAATGCACAAAGGCTTGACATCGTCTGTGCATTACATGCACAGTCCGCCCCGACCACAAAGGGGGCGTCATGTCAGGGGTCCGGTTACGCAACAGGCAGCTCGGCAAACTCAGCCCTAGGGCCGTCCGCTATCTCCGCCAGTCCGGCTACCGGCTTCACGCCCGCGCCCTTCACGGCTCGCCCTCCGCGCTGCAGGCCTACGCCGACCGGCTCCGCTCCTGCGCCGATGAGCTGCGCTTCCGCCTGCGCGGCTTCGCCGACTATCTCGACAACCTGGCCGACCTCGCCGACCTGACGCGGATTGAGCGCCAGTCGCGCAAGTGGCGGGCCCGGGAATGGACGAAGCCCGGCCGCCCCGATCTCCGCCTCACCGGCACCGCCAAATTCTCGCGGCGGGGGCGCTGAGATGGCGACCCGCACGCGCGACCCTCACCTCCTTGCCCTGCGCCGCCTGCGCGAGCGCGCCGCGCGCTTCGCCGAGGACCGCGCCGCCAGCCGCGCCGACCTCGAGGAAGCCGGCTGGCTGGAATCCCTGCCCCGCTGGCAGCGCCACGCCGCTGCCGTCTCTCCCTTCGATCGCGCGGGCGCCCGCGCCTTCCGCCAGCGGCAGAAGAACAGGAGACAGCCATGAGCCTCAAGGCGCACGACAAGCAGCAGGCGCTCGCCGTCCTCAACCGGGCCGTCCTCGCCGTCGAAAAGGCTCAGCACCATCCCGCGGTTCTGCGTTGCGAAGCGGCGGGCCTGATCGACCATGCTTCGATCAACGAGGGTAAGGAACGCATCGCCCGGGCGATGCGCGCGCTGGAGGGCTGAGCGATGGACAATCGGCACCCCATCCCTCTCGCCGTCTATGACGCGCTTCAGGTTGCCCTGCCCTACGTCGAGAAGGTCGCGGCAACCGCACCGACCGAGGCGAAGCGGCTAGAGCGCCAGCGTCGCGCCGTCCAGCACGTCGCGCAGATCAAGGCGGCCCTTGCAGCCCGGCCGGTCATCATCGACGACGGCGTAAAGGCTGACGCCAATCGCGGCTGGCTCCGTCTCAACCGGTTGGCGGAGTTTCAGCAGTTCGCCCTCGGGCGGATTACGCGCACGCCCTTCCCTCTCGGCGGCTACGTCTACACCACGACCGACAGCCGGCAGCTTCCCAACACGGAGGTCTACAGCGGCAACGACTATGTGGCCGCTCGTAAGGCCGTGCCGGTCTCCTGATGACCGCCCGCATCCCCGTCACGCAACTCTCGCCGCTGGCGCAGGCCTTGTTCCATCGGCCCATCGCCCAGCTCGTCATCGACGCGCGCACCGGCAGCCCGGAGACATTGCGGGCCATCGCCGAGCGCTACCTCAAGGCCGCGCAGGAGCTGGAGCCGGCCGGTCATATCGAGGTCGCGACCATCCTTGAGGTCTACGGGAACAAGGCGAAGCGCCTCGCATGGCGGATCGAGCATCGGCTTGAGCCCCAGCGCGCGGCAACCTGGCTGCGAGAGGTCGCGTGATGGCCAGCGCATCCGACACCGGCGGAAAGCGCCCAGCCGACTTCGCCTGCAAGCCCGGCGACTACGTCGAGGTCTACCTCGACCACGCCAAGGTCGGCTCCGGCCGCCGCTGTTACGTCGTGGTCGAGATCGGGCGCAAGTGGATCACCCTCTTCTACGACGCGCGTCTGGTCCGCATCCGCGAGAGCCTCGCCGCTTTCCGTAGAGGTTCGCCCCGGCATGTCGACGTCAGGCCCAACCGCCTGCGTCGTCTGATTGAGGAGCGCCGCCGGCAGTTCAAGCGCTTCAACCGCGAGGCCGAAGAGCGCAAGACCGACCGCCCCTGCCCCTTCACCGTGGCGCATGTCCGCGCCGCGCTCGCCCTTCTGACACCCGCTCAACCCGCCGCCTGATTTCTCAACCAACCGGCGAACGCCGTTCGCCAGCAACGCAAGGAGTCTGACCGATGCCCGACGCTTCCAACGCCGTAGCCGACCTGTTCCCCAACCTGCCGATGAACCCGGCCGCCAAGCTCATTCCCCATAACAAGATCTTCCCCTCACCGCTCAATGCCCGCACCGTCATCGAGGGCGGGCCGCTGGAAGGCCTGGCAGCGTCGATCAAGGCCCGCGGGCTGCAGCAGCCGCTCAAGGTCCGGCCGCGCGTCGACGAGGGCAGCGGAGAGTTCGAGATCATCATGGGCGAGCGGCGCCACGCCGCGCTGGGCCTGCTCATCGGCCGGGGCGATCTGAAGGAGGACCACCCCGTCCCCTGCACCATCGCCGCCGCCGATGATGTGGACGCGACCGTCGACGGCCTGATCGAGAACCTGCAGCGCGAGGACATCCCGCCGCTCGACGAGGCCAAGGGCTACAAGCGCCTGATCGACGGCGGCATGAAGACGAAGGAGATCGAGAAGCGCACCGGCGTCAGGCAGCGCGTCATCCAGCAGCGCCTCACCCTGCTCAACCTCTCGCCGGCCGCGCAGGAGGCGCTGAACGCCGGCAGCGTCACCGTCGAGCAGGCCCGCGAGCTCGCCCGCGCCCCGGAAGCCCTGCAGGCGACCGTCCTCAAGAGCCTCGAGACCGGCACGATCAAGAGCGCCGAAGACATGCGCAACGCGATGTTCGGCGATCTGTCGCCGGTCGACATCGCCTTCTTCAAGCTCGAGCGCTACACGGGCGAGTATGTCGAGGACCCGGAGACCAAGGGAAGGAAGCTCTTCGCCGACACGACGCAGTTTCTCGATCTGCAGAAGGCCGGCATCGACGCGAAGAAGGCCGAGCTGGAGAAGCGCTGGCCCTGGGTGAATGTCGAGAAGAGCTGGGACATCACCCTTAACGCTCTCGCCCACCGCTACACCAAGGCCACGACCAAGGCCCAGAAGAAGAAGTCCGGCGCGGTCATCGTGCAGGACCGCACGACGCATGCCGTCGCCATCCACACCGGCCTCGTCGACCAGCAGGCGGAACGGGAAGCGGCGCGCGAGGCCGAGGCGGCCAAGGCGGCGCCGAAGACGCAGCAGCAGACGCTTGCCGCCTACGACCCCGAGTTCCTCAACCACATCGCGGACCTGAAAGACGCAGCCCTGCAACTGGCCATCAGCCGCGCGCCCGAGGTGGCCCTGAAGGTCATCATGACCGGGCTCAACGCCGCCACGTACAAGCTGATCAACGTCCAGCGCGACGAGGTGCAGGCCCAGCCGGTGATCGCCGAGGCCTACCGCAAGCACCTGCAGGCCATCTATCAGATGGACGGCCTCGCGGCCTGGCAGCACCTGACCAAGTTGCGCCCGCAGGCGCTGGACCAGGCGCTGGCGGTGCTGGCCGCGGGCTTCGTCAGCCATGAGCGCGAAGGCGACGCGCCGGGCGAGTCCGACCTCTACGTGACCATCGCGCTGGAAGCCAAGGCCGACATCACGGAGGTGTTCGACTTCGCGGGCGACACCGGAAGCGCCTTCGTCGAAGCCTGCCAGTTGCCGGAGTTGGAGCGCATCGCCGCCGACCTTGGCATCGACGCGGAGGCCGTCGCCAAGCGCAATGGCTGCTGGATGATCGATGACCTGAAGACGGAGCTGCACGTCGCCCGGGCCAAGAACCCGAAATACGTGCCGCCCTGGCTGATGATCGCCACGCCCAAGGTGATCGCGGCGCACCTGAAGAAGACCGCACCGAAGGGGGCCGCGAAGGCGAAGAAACCCGCCAAGCCCGCCGCCAAGAAGGCGACGAAGAAGCCGGCCGCGAAGAAGGCGACCAAGGCCAAGTCGACGAAGAAGGGGCGCTGAGCCATGACCCGCCGCACCGCCAAGAGCCGGGGGCGCCGTCGCGCCCCCGGCGCCCTGCCGATCGACAAGACCATCGGCACCCGGATCAAGGAACGGCGCATCCTGCTCGGCATGAGCCAGCAGAAGCTCGGCGCCCGCCTCGGCCTCACCTTCCAGCAGGTGCAGAAATACGAGAAGGGCGACAACAGCGCCTCGGGCTTCCGGCTGCTCCAGCTCGCTGAAATCCTCGAGGTGCCGGTGACCTGGTTCTTCGACGGCATCGAGCTGACGGAAGCCGGCACCAAGGTCCCGGCGCTCGACGAAACGGTGACCCGCGAGACGGCCCAGCTCTCGCGGCATTACCTCGGCATCAAGAACGAGCGGGCCCGGCGACAGCTCTTCGCCCTGGCCAAGGCGATGGCGGGTGCGGCATGAGCCGCGCCCGTCCCCGCCCTGTGCCGGCGCACGAGCTGCAGCGGCAATGCGACGAGTGGAACCGCCTTCATCGCCCCGGGGACGCCGTCATCGTTCTCAAGGACACCGGCCTGACCGTGCGCAGCACGACGCGCAGCGAGGCGAGTGTGTTCGGCGGACACAGCGCGGTCATCTGGGTGAACGGGATCAGCGGCTGCTACGCCCTTGATCGCGTCTGGCCGGCGCCGGTCGAGGCGCCTGCCGTCTCGCTGCCCGTCGACCAGGCGAAGGCCATGTGGGCGGAGCTGCGGGCCGCAGGCCTCGGCGAAGGTCACCAGTTGATCGCCACGCTACGCACCCAGATCTTGGCCAACGACCCGGCCTTCTTCGGGCAGGACACGCGGTCGTCATGAAGCCGGGATCGTCCGACGCCTCGGCGGCCGAGCTGCCCGACCGCGAACCGGACCCGACGTATCAGAGGCTCTGGGACGCCGTGTTCGAGATCGCCAAGCGCCGTATCACGTTGGCTGCGCCACGCCTCAGCGGCGGGATCGTCATCCACACCGCGCGTGCTGTCACGAACGAGGTGCTGAACCTGCCGGCCTATCGACCGGAGCGCATTGCGAGAGCCGCAGAGAACTACGTGCGCTGCGCACGGGACCCGGTGCTGTCGCCCTTCATTCGGAAAAACGGTCTGGATGGCAAGTCGCCATGGGCGGAACTCTGCGACGCGGTGGACACCCCGCCGATCAGCACCGTTGACGGGACCGAATCGTGACTGCCCGCCCCCCGGAATCCGCCCTCGCCTTCGTGACGGCGCTTCGCGTCCACAAGGCGCTGGAGCAATTCCCGGACGTGCTGGGCGGGCGCGTCTTCGGCCGTGACGGAAAGCAGCGCGACACGCCCCTGCGCCCGGGCTGGCTGCCGCCCACCTATGCCGAGGGCAAGGGCGGCGACGGCTATTGCGATTCCCACATGGAGGCCGCGCTCAAGGCCGAGCTGATCGACGTCCAGATCGGCGAGAGCGGGCGCCTGCGCGCCGTGCTGCGCGGCGAGGAGGAGAAGGCAGCATGAGCATCGGCGTTTCCCACACCTTCGGCGGCACGGTGGTGATCGTCGATATGGACAGCGATCTGCGCTTCGACCTGACGCCCGCCATGGCGCGCAGCGCCGCCGAGCAGCTCCGCGAGACGGCGCGCCTCAAGAGCATGGTTCACCTGATGATCGCGGCGATCAATGACCGGACGCTGATGTTCGAGGGCGCGGCCGAGCACGCCGTGAAGATAGCCGACGACCTCGAGACCCACGCCCGCCGCGCCGAGGCCTGGCTGCCGGTTGAGCAAGGACGGCCGCAGTGAACTCCAACGACCTGCACCGTCAGCTTCAGATGCTTCTCGCCGGCCACCCGATCGACCTGGTGATCCCTGCCGTCATAGACAGCCTTGCCGCGGCCATCGGCATAGCCGCCGGCAGTATTGACGACGCGGACAAGGTCGCCGAGGCCGCCGCCAATGACATCAAGGCCGCGATGCGGCGCAATTGGCCTGTGATCGCCGAGGCACGTACCCGGATGACCGGGACTTCGCGGGGCTGATCGATGCCCCGCCCGCCTCTTCGCCTGGCCGCCGATCCCGCCGACGCCGACCGCGTCGATGTCGGGATTTCGGTGCGCGAGGCGGCGCGGCGCATCGGCTGCAGCCTCACCACGGTGCGGCGGCTGCTCGAGGCCGGCGAGCTGCGCGGCCACCGCGCGGGCGTCGGGCGCAAGCGGCGGGCCGTCTGTGTCAGCGAAGCCTCGGTGGAGGATTACAAGCTGCTCAACAGCACCGTCCCGACCGTTGGCAGGGCGGAGGCGCCCCGGCAGCGGACGCGGACCCAGAACGCGAGGCACCGCGAGGCCGTTGCCGATCTGCTGAAAGACGGCCTACTCTAACCGCCCCCACGGAGCGCAGCATGGCCGTCTGGCAGAACAAGGACCGGCAGAACCGCTGGATGTATGGCTTCCAGCTCCATGGTGCGCGCTTCTCCGACTATGCCATCCACCCGGACACCGGGGTCGAAGCCACCAGCCGGCGCGAGGCGCTGACAATCCAGGAGCTGATTCGCGACCGCGAGAAGAACAAGGCCCAGCTTCCCGCACCGGTCGCCGTCGAAGGCTACTCGCTGGCGCAGGGCGTGGCGGCGTGGAAGCCGATCGCCAAGCGCAAGGCCGGCTGGGTCAACACCCGGAAGTACCTCGCCGAGATACTTGCCTTCTTCGGGCCCGGGACGCCGCTGGACGAGATCTCCGCCGCACGCATGCAGGAGCTGGTCACCCATCTGCTGGAGAAGAATAACCGGGTCTGGATCGGCGGACCGCGCAAGCGCGACCCCAGCGACCGGTCGCTGTGGAAGACGCTCAAGCGCACGCTCTCCGTCGTCACCGTCAACAAATACCTGTCGGCGCTGAGCCAGGTGCTCGAGCTGGCGCACGAGACGCCGGACCCCGCGACGCGCGGCACGCTCAATCCGCGCACCTTCCTGCCGCTGCTGCCGGCGGTGCCGTTCCAGCCCGAACCCGAACGCATCAAGCGCCCCATCGCCCTGCCCGTCCTCGCCGAGGCGCATCGGGACAGCCCGCCGCACCTCAAGGAGGTGCTGATCGGCACGCAGCTCACCCGCCTGCGCCTCACCTCCCTGCTCGCGCTCAAAGGCACATGGGTGGACGAGCACGAGCGCGGCATCTGGACCGACGACAAGAACAAGGCGAGTCGCGAGGACTTCATCCCGCTGGGACCGGCCGGCCTCGCCTTCTTCGTCGGGCTGAAGCGCCGGGCGGAGCTGGTCGGCATCGACCGCTGCTTCCTCTATAAGGACCCGCAGGCCGCCGCCCGCGCCGAGAAGGAAGGCAGGACGCTGGCCACCCCGTGGCGGCCCTTCAAGAGCGTGAAGTCGGCCTTCCGCACGCGGCTGAAGAAGCTCGGACTGCTGGGGCAGCACCGCTTCCACCAGACCAAGACGACGTCGCTGAACCAGCTCCGCAAGCTGGGCGTCGACCCGATCACCATCCACGAGATGGCGCAGCACGCTGATTTCAAGACGACGCAGGAGCACTACCTGGCCGAGGACGTGCAGCTCCGGCGCAACGCCAGCGCGCTGTATGAAGAGACGCTGGTCGAGTCGGGAATGCTGCGGCCGGCGGCGGAGAACGTCACCGACCTGCACGCCGGGAACCGCCCGCGAACGAAGCGGGAAGGCCGAGTCACAAACACGGGTCACAAACGCCGGCCGCAGAACACCGGCTAA